ATGGTACAATGAAGTGGAAGCTTTCGGAAACAAAGAATTCAACAAAGTTCTTGAGACTTTCGAGAATCACAACACTACAATAATCAACTATTTCGAACGCAGACTCACAAATGCCTCCGCAGAATCCTTCAATGCCATAATCAAAGCTTTCAGAAGCCAGTTCCGAGGAGTTGGCGACATCAAATTCTTCATGTTCAGACTGGCTAAACTATACTCTTGACATCTTCCCCACCCACCGGAAAAATCCGCTGACCCCTTATACCGGTCCTAAATCCGATTAGATTAAATACGAAAAACCTCAGAACTATTTGATAGTCTGAGGTTTGCCTTGTTTGGACTGATTTAAGTCCGAGGTTACAAGTGGAGCTGGAGGCTCTACCGATAAAATTTTCACTCACTTGCATACACTGTAACTCCCTTTCTTTTCAGTAGCTTACATCCTTGTTTCCGAAATTGATTTTTCATACGCTTTCATTCATCTTCTTTTTCCTGCCCCTCGTTTTGCCCCACGTTTTCATCAGCCTTGTCAAAAGCCCCCATCGCCTTTTTTGCGGTATCATCTATAATGTCAAGATATGGCTTCATAGCGCGGTAATCGCTATGCCCAGTCCATTTCATCACAATACTCGGTGGAATACCTAACATGATAGCATTGCAGACAAAGGTGCGTCTTGCCGCGTGAGTGGATAGTAGTTCCCATTTAGGATGTGTTTCGTCGATGCGATTCATACCCTTGTAGATGGTAATCGTTACTGGTGCATCAATCTTGCATTTCTTTCCTATTATTTTAAGGTAGTCGTTCATCTTCTGATTGGAGATGACCGGCAATACCTTTCCATCCGGGAAATTCACATGGGCGTACTTATCCAATATCGCCTTTGAATATTTGTTAAGTTCAATCGTCAGTGTGTCGCTCGTCTTGATGGTAGTAAACGTAAACGACGTGCCGTTGAAGTTAGACCGGCGAAGATTGCGAACATCGGAATATCTTAAAGACGTGAAGCAGCAGAAGCAGAACACATCCCGGACTTGTGACAGATAATTCAGATTACCAAAATCATGGTTGTAAACAGTCATCAATTCATCCCAAGTAAGGAATATAACAACCTTACGAGCGATTCTGAGGCGTACCTTTTGTAGCAGGAACTTATTCATCCCCACATAGCCCTTTTCTTGCGCCCAGCGGACAAATGCCTTGATGAAGCCAATATCTTTCTTTATAGTAGGATTGGAAAGCCCCTTACGCTTTTCTTTATCCGGTATTGAAGAAAGATGGGCGATAAAGTCAGTCATGCCTGTTTCTTCCAACTGTTCAAAAGTCAGCGTTGGCGACATATTATAGAGGTGTCGTTTAATAGTCTTATTCTTCTTTAGCGCACTTTCGCTCCATCGGCCGCTTCTTACGTTGTCTTGGATGTATTCTTCAAATATAGGAAAGATTGACCCGTCCTTTACCTCAACCAGCTTCTCTTCTTCCGGAGGCGTAGTAAGACGTGTGTACTCTTCCATGAATTGCTCCTTTGCCGGCACATTATCCTTTTCCTCAAAGGAAAGGAAGATGCCATTGACAAGGATTTCAAGGTCATCTATGTCACGGTTGATAGTGGATGCCGGAGTCTTATTCTTTCCATGTACTGACTTTGCGCGACATCTTTGTAGGGATGCTTCCCAGTAGTCTGGGTTAACGTTATGACTTACGCTCAAGCGCACACGCTGTCCCTGCCAAGTGACAACACACCGCAAACGACCTTCCGGCGACTTCGCCTTTTTGTCAGTTTTAGCGGATTGATTCTTGACTTCCACTATAAACGATATATTGCGCTTGATTGCTATCATGCCTTACACCTTATTTATATCATTGGCCTGCGTGTAGATGTATCCTATCACACTGAAAATGCGACGCACCGAATCAATAGGAATTTCAAACGGCTCGTATATTAGCTTGCCATCCGGGTATGTCGCCACATTAGAAGAATACAGGGCGATATGTGCGTTATCTGCGCCTTTCTGAACGCGCTTTACGATGCAAAACTCATTTGTTTCCACAAGGTAGTTATTGCCGGGTATCAAAAGCTGCGTATCCACAACGCGCTTCAATACGAGGATACAACCGATAGGATATTCGGTCATGCTGTCACTGGTGTTGCGCATCGCCACCTCTGCCTTTGGGAAGCACGACCCTACATTGATGGCTTCGGTGCATTTGCCGTCTTGGGATGCTGAAAGTTCCTCGGCAGATTCGTACATAGCAATCATGCCGGCAGCTTCTTCGCGTGTCATCGGGCCACTTTCAAACATAAGCCATTCTTGGCGAATATCAGGGAACGCCTCAATAATGCGGTTCGCCAGCTTCATGCTTATGCCGTGGCGACCATTACGGATGTCGGTAAACGTCTGGGCAGACGCGATACCAATCTTTGCGGCCAACTCTTTCCATGTGAGGCCGGTCATTCTTTGGACTTCGACAAGTTTTTCTCCGTCAGTCATAAGAGTTAATAATTGTTAAATACTGATTAATGCTATTGCTCAATCAGTTTTTTGTTGTACTTTTGCGGTGTCAATACTGATTAAGCACTTAATAAACCGCGTTTAAGTGGCTTCTTAAATACTTAATCCTATTACGACAACAAAGTTAATACTTATTTTGATTAAAAACCAAATGGAAATTAAGAAAATTAAACGAGGTGACCGTCTGCAACTCGCGCTGACTGACCTGAATGTTGGCGAGTCTGTGAAAGTGCCTTATCGCTTTTTCTCTGAAAACTCCATCCGGGCTACGGCTTCGCAACTTAAAGCTGATAAGGCTGTGGAGTTCGATATAAACACGCGGTCTAACGTGGCAGCAGTCTTAACGAGAACGCAATGAGCGAGGTAGGAACATTTGCCATCGGTCTTGATACACCTATTCATCTGCTGACCCCACGCCAGTTTTTTGAAATGATGACCGAATGGCAGGCTAAAACCCAAAAAGCGGAAGACAAGCCCCAACAGCCGAAACGGTGGTATGCGAACAGCATAGGCGAGCTTGCGGAAATTCTGGGAACATCAGAAACAACAGTCTATCGGATGAAAGCCGCCGGTCTTCTTGATGATTGCATAAGTCAGTATGGGCGATGGATGATGATAGACGTGGAAAAGGTACTTGAAAAGTTTAAGCTGTCGAACAGACGGCGCAAAAAGAAATAGGGCAAGCCAAGAGAGGCAGTCCTTTGGCGAAAGCCATAAATACTAACATTCAAAGCCCGGCTAAATGCAAGCAAGCCGGGCATCTGAAAGAATAGCTCAGTTGGTAGAGCGGACATCAGTAAAACGGGGCAACCATGGAAATCCTCGTGGGGATGTTAGGTCGGTGGTTCAAGTCCATCTTCTTTCACTAATGCAAGGCCGGAAGCAGTAAGACGGCACTAATAACTCACCAATATGATGGAAGACATCAAAGGGTACGAGGTCGCACGTTTGCAAGACCCAACACCTATGCAGCTTGTTGAAACCATCGACAGCGCAGAAAGAGCCAACATCGACATTCAGGTCAGCACGGCTCACGCCTACCCGCGTAACTTATCGCGGACAATAAACAACTCAATCGCCATCGCAACGATGGATAGGGAAACCGCCCAGACTTGCGGCTACGCCCTGCCCCGTGGCGGCAAGCCCATCACCGGGCCATCGGTTCATCTGGCGAAAATCATCGCCCAGCAGTACGGCAACATGCGTGTGGAAGCACGTGTCGTAAACGTGACAGGCTCACAGGTAATCTCGCGTGGTACGGCGTGGGATTTGGAAAACAACTATGCCGTGGCTTTTGAGGTGCGCAGGTCAATCCTGACATCAAAGGGCGCACGTTTCTCGGAAGACATGATTACCGTTACCGGCAATGCCGCAAACGCAATCGCTTACCGAAATGCCGTCTTCGCGGTAGTACCGAAATCAATCACCGACAAGGTGTATAAGGCGGCGCAGGAATGTATCACCGGCGACCTTTCTGACGAAACCAAACTCATCAAGCGTCGTGATGCGGCTATCAAGTATTTCAATGACCAGTATGGCATTACCGAGGAAGAGGTAATCAAGCTCTGCGGCAAGCAGACGGTCAACCAGATAGGCGCAGAGGAAATCGCCCTCTTGCTTGGTATTCAGCAGTCGCTCAAGGATGGCGACACAACCGTAGACGAGGTAATGGCTCCCATCCGCAATAGCAAGGAAGCGAAATCAAGCAAGCTCACCGAAATGGCTAACCGCGCAGCCAAAGGCGCAAAGAAATCGCAGACAGCCGACCAGCCCACCGAGGCATCGGCTGAAACAATCGACAAGGAAACGGGCGAGGTTAAGCCTGCCGAAAATGGCGGTATGCAAACCCCTAACCCTCAAATCTAATAAGCTATGTCAAATCTGAATTATAATCAGGAACAGCGCACCCTTGATTGGTATCGCGCTCGCCTCGGCTACATCACCGGTAGCCAAGTTGGTACGCTCATGAAAAGCGGCAGAAGCAAAGATAAGGTGTTTTCTGACACCGCACTCACCTACCTGTATCAGCTTGCAGGGGAACGCTCCCTCAATGCCGAAATGGTCAAAGATGACGATATGTTCAGCTACTACATCGACCAGACAAACACGCAGTCAAAAGCTATGCGCTTCGGCACTGAACAGGAAGAAAATGCACGCGCAATGTATATCACACTGACGAAGCGCGATGTCAAGGAGGTAGGACTTTGCCAGCACCCCACAATCAAGTATCTCGCATCTTCACCCGACGGAATAACCGCCGATGGCGACATGTTGGGCTGCATAGAGGTTAAATGCCCCACGCTGTCAACGTATAGCAAGTATGTAGCCGAAATCCACGACAACGAGTCGCTTAAAAAAGTCAACCCGGACTATTTCTATCAGTGCCAGAACCACATGGCCTGCACCGGTGCGGTATTCTGCGACTTCATTGTCTACTGCCCGTTTGTGGAAAATCCCATCCACATCGTGCGCATCACACGCGACGAAGAAGCCATAGCCCTTATCATGGAGCGTGTGGAACTCGCCGAGCAAATCATCGCAAGCAATTATACACAACTTAATCCCCAAAGAGCATAACCATGGCCGATAACAATTCTATCCTGACAGGTAGCATCTGCCTGACGGACATCCCCAAAAGCCAAATGAAGAAAGTCATGTGCAAAGACGGCAAGGAACGCATCTTCTTGAACGTGGCCGTCATCACGAAGAAAACGCCCCAGACTTTCACAAACAACGGCGTAGCCCGCACGTACACCCATTTCATCTCTTGCGCACCCAAAAAGGAAGAGCGCATTGATGGTGAAAACTACATCTTGGGCGACCTTGAAACACGTGTGTTCACGCCCCAAGGCCCGACTGCGGAAGACATCGCCGCCGCACCCAGTGTCGCGCCCAACGAAACTCCCGACCTGCCATTCTAAATGTCAACCCGGCTACATCATGGAACACAATCCATGGTGTAGCCACAATTATTATCACATACCGATGGCCAAGTCATTATCCCACATCTTTAAGGTATTTCAAAAATGAGCTTATTCGGGAAAAGGAATTTCAATAAGCTCCTACGACCCGCCGATAAACCTGTCGCCGGGCTTAATCTTACAATCTATTCTGACAAGATGGAATGTACGATTACCGGCGATGAGATTAAAGTGGGCGGTGCGCTTGTAACGCTTATGTTGCGGCATCCGCATAGCCATGCAATTATTAACAACGCAGTCGTAGCAACCAACAGGGAACTCGCCCGGCGCGAAGCCGTGGCCGTGTATGCTGACCTTGTTACGTCTTTTAATCTGAACTAATCATGTTTTTTGAAGCAAAATTAAGGGTTGAAAAGACCCTTGACACCGGCGAACAGAAAGAAGTTAAGGAACACTATATCATGGATGCCGAGCTATTCGCAGAGGCAGAAAAGATGATGTTTGAACTGTACCCTAATCAGAAAATCGACGTGTTCAGCATCGGTCGCAGTGATATAAGAGAAATCATCAACAAAAAGGAAGATGACAAGCCTTTCTTCAAGGCCACCGTGATTGACGTGTTCACTGATGACGAAACCGGCAAGGAAAAAGAAACCAAATACTACATGCTTGTTTGTGCCGAGAATACCGTGGAAGCCACGTTGCTTGTCAACGAGTATCTCAAGCAGGGCTACAATCTGCGTCTGGACGGAATCAAGCGCGTAAAAATCATCGACTATCTACCGTATCAGCCGGCATAACCTACTACCGCCATGTGTAATCCCAATCCGAATGAGATAGGTTGGATACGCCTTTATCGCAAGATGACGGAATGGCGGTGGTATGGCCTGCCGAACATGATGGCTGTCTTTATTCATCTACTCCTTACCGCCAATCACAAAGATGGTTACAGCTTCGGCGTAGAGATAAAACGGGGTCAGGTTATGACCTCGGAAGATGGAATTATGCGTAGCATAAAAATCAAGCGCGGAGCATTGCGCGTATGCTTAAAAAAGTTGGAAGAAACTGGAGAAATAATCCGAAGTACAACCAACAAATATTCAATAATAACCATCTGTAATTACGATAGTTACCAAAGCGCTACGGAAAACAATAGCCAACAAAACGCCATCAAACAGCCAGCAGATGAACAACAACCCGACATCAAGCCGACATCAGACGAACATCAGCCAGCCACAAACAAGAATAATAAGAATAAAAAGAATGATAAGAATGAAGAGAATGAAAGAAAGGAAGAAAGTATAACTCTTCAAAAAGCGAAAGAAGATTTTGAGCTTTTTCGCAAGGCGTATCCCGGCAAGAAGCGCGGTCTTGACACTGAATTTGCCAACTTTAAGAAGAAGCACAGGGATTGGCAAGAGGTACTGCCATTGCTATTGCCGGCGGCGCAGGGTTATGCCGAGCAGACACGCGGAAAGCCCAAAGAATACATCAAGCACCTCCAGACATGGATAAACAACCGATGCTGGGAAATCGAATATAGTAACGACAATTCACAACAATCAAATGGGAGAAATCAAACTTATAGACAAAATGGTATATCTTCAGCCGGATATGGCCTCCAAATGCCAGACGGAACTGAATACCATTAAGGCGGTTTTCTTTGACATCCTCAAAGGTTACTGCCCCGATTTTGTCGTTGACAAGGATAACCGGGCGATTGTTGCTGACGTGTTCAACTGGTGCATACGCAACACCGAGGGCAATCTTAACCCACGCAAGGGATTGTGGATTTACGGCAATATCGGAACAGGTAAAAGCACACTGATGAAAGCCATCATCAAGTTTGCCGCCGATTACTGGCTTCGTGATAGTGGCGAACATATCAAACCACGGTGGATGAACGTGCCTACTTTCTGCGGTCAATACGCTGCCGACGGCTTCTCGGTCTTTGATAGCATCCCTATGGGCCTTGACGAACTCGGAACTGAAATAGCCCCCACAAACCATGTAGGCAATAAGCTGAACGTCGTGGCGCATCTGATAAACACCATCTACGACAACCATAGCGATATTCCCTACATCGTGACTACAAATCACACACTGAACGAAGTCTTCAACCTTTACGGCGCAAGAACCATCGACCGTATAGGTCAGCTTTTCAATCTTGTGGAAATCAAGGGCGCGACAAGACGCGATACATCTGCGATTTGGCAATCCATTAAAGCCGAAGAAGAAAGGAGCAATAGCCAAAAATGAGAACTTACAGCGACTTTGGAATAGACATCCCGGCTGTGCGCAATAGCGGCAAGATGAAAGTCTTATGCCCCAAATGCCATGAGCGACGGAAAGACAAGCGCGATAAAAGTCTTTCTGTTGACTTGGGCAAGGGTGTATGGCATTGCCATTACTGCGGCTGGAGCGGAACTATTCACGTCGGCGAAAGGTCGCACGATGCCCCCAAAAAGGAATATCGCAGACCTACGCCACGACCCATCACAACGCTGTCGCGCAAGCTCGTTGAATGGTTCAATAGTCGCGGTATATCGGAATGGGTGCTTGAGCGCATGAAGATTAACGAGGGCGAACAGTTCATGCCGCAAGTCGGAAAGAAGATGAACACCGTGCAGTTCAACTACTATCTGAACGGCGAGCTTATTAACGTGAAGTATCGCACCGGCGATAAGAAATTCATGCTTGAAAGTGGTGCGGAACTGATACCCTACAATCTTGACGGCATCGCGGGTCAAAGCGAGTGCATCATCACCGAGGGCGAAATGGACTGCCTTTCATTTGTTGAAATCGGAAAGTCTAACTGTGTCAGCGTACCTAACGGGGCTAATAGCAACCTGTCGTATCTTGATGACTTTATAGACGGCTTTTTTGAAGACAAGGAAACAATCTACATTGCCGTAGATACCGATACAAAGGGCGTAATGCTGCGCGATGAGCTGATACGTCGTTTCGGTGGCGAAAGATGCCGCATTGTCACTTATGGCGATGACTGCAAGGACGCAAACGAACACCTCCAGAAGTACGGCAAGGAAAGTCTTGAGAACTGCCTTAAAACCGCCAAAGAGGTCAAGGTTGAGGGCGTGTTCATGCTTGACGATTACGAGGAAGAGCTGGATGCCATCTATCAGAACGGTCTTCAAAAGGGCTTTATGGTAGGACACCCCAATCTTGATGCGTTGATGAGTCTTGAAACCAAACGCCTTATGATTGTGACAGGCATACCCGGCAGCGGTAAATCGGAATTTATCGACGAGATGTGTGTTCGCCTAAATATCCTTTATGATTTCAAAGTCGGATTCTTCTCGCCCGAAAACGTGCCTATTCAGCTCCATGCGGTAAAGCTGATGGAAAAGTTGTGCGGTAAAAAATTTCAAGCCATAGACAATCGGGGCGAAAATATCACCCCACAACAGTACGCCCATGCCAAAGAGTATTATCGTGAGAACTTCTTTCACGTATTGCCGGAAGACGGTGCTACGATAGATAACATCTTGGCAAAGGCTAAATACCTTGTGCGTCGTAGGGGAATACGAATCTTCGTGCTTGACCCATTTAACCGAATAGAACATGAACAGTCAGGCGGCGAAACGGAAACACAGTACATATCCCGGCTTCTGAATAGGATGACGGCTTTTGCCCAGCAGAACGACCTCCTTTTCATTCTTATGGCGCATCCCACCAAGATTAAAAAGGATAACGGAAACGGCGGTGTGCCTACCATGTACGACATCAGCGGCTCTGCGACATTCTTTGATAAAGCGGATTTCGGTCTTGTGGTACACCGCGAGCGCGACGAAAGCAAGAATTACACCCTCGTGCGGGTGGAAAAGGTAAAGTTCAGACACCTCGGCTCGCCCGGCGACGCTACATTCAAGTTCAACGTTATCAATGGTCGATATATCCCGTGGAAACAAAGCGAAAGCGTAACCGTGGATTTCAGGGCAGACATGGAGGATATGGTTGTGGCCAAAGAACGGAACGCTATCTCGCAGCCATCGTTGCCGTCGGGTCTGCCGTGGGAAGATGATGCGGCTTCAATCCCATCACAGCCACAACCGCTCACCGGGATGAACTTCGTGCAAACGCCCACGCAGATGCAGACGGATGACCCGAATATGCCGTTTACCCCAGCTAACCCCGACGAGCCATTGCCTTTCTAAACCAAGTAAATCATTATCACAATGCAAAATATAGAGCTTTATAACGACCATTTTCAGAACTTTCGTAGGTACTTGAATTGTAAAGCACAGCTCATCATAGCCGATGTGCCTTACAATTTAGGAATAAATGCCTACGCATCCAATCCGAAATGGTATGTTGACGGCGACAATGCCAACGGTGAAAGCGAACTCGCCGGTAAACAATTCTTCGATACCGATGCCAATTTCAAGCCTGCGGAATTTATGCACTTTTGCTCGCGTCTTCTTGTAAAAGAACCCAAAGAGGCGGGTAAAGCACCGTGCATGATTATCTTCTGCGCTTTTGAACAGATGATGTATTTCATTGAACTCGGAAAGCGATACGGATTTAATCACTACATCCCGCTGGTCTTTCGTAAGAATTGGTCGGCACAGGTACTCAAGTCTAACATGAAGATTGTGGGAAACTGCGAATACGGTCTATTGCTTTATCGTGAAAAACTCCCCAAATTCAACAACGGCGGTCGTATGGTCTTCAACTGCATGGAATACCCACGTGACACCAAGACACCTAAAATCCATCCCACGCAGAAATCCGTGCCTTTGCTGGAACAGCTTATCCGCATCTTCACTGACCCCGGTGATGTTGTGATTGACCCATGCGCCGGAAGCGGCACAACATTGCTCGCTGCGCGAAATTGCGGTCGCCGTGCCTACGGATTTGAGATTAAGAAAGATTTTTATGCCGATGCCGTGAATCTGCTCAAAACCTATCAGTCCACACCGTCGATGTTTGATATAGTGGAATTGGCAGAGCGCGAGTCGCGCCGGGATAAAGTCAAGGCATACAACAAACCTGAAAGCCTCTTTGCGGAATGACACCACGTAGTGAAATCATCCTCGGCGATAGCTTTGAGGTGCTGAAATCAATGGCAGACAAAAGCGTTGACATCGCTTTGTGCGACTGCCCTTATGGAATAGACATCTGCTCAAGTGGCAGACTGATGAAAGAAAAGGGTCGCGCATACAAGCCGTGGGATAAGGATGCTCCGAAAGCGGAATTTTTCACGGAGTTGCTTCGCGTCAGCAAGAACGCCATCATCTTCGGCGCGAACCATTTCATAGACCGCATACCCATCAATTCAAAGTGCTGGATTGTGTGGGATAAGGAACAGCCGGAAACATTGTCATTCGCCATGTGTGAGCTTGCGCTCACTACGTTTGACAGGTCGGCAAAGATATTCAGATATAGCGCGGCGCGTCAGAGTGTCAAGGAAACACGGATACATCCTACGCAAAAGCCAGTCGCTTTATACGCATGGATATTTCAGAACTTCGCCAATCCCGGCGACTTGATTCTTGATACACACCTCGGTAGCGGAAGCAGTCGCATTGCCGCCTATCGCATGGGTTTCGACTTCATAGGTTGCGAGATAGACCCGGAATATTACACAGCGCAAGAGGTGCGCTTTCGCCAAGAATGTATGGGCGAACAACGACGCGGTAATGTCGTGCTGACACAATACGAATTATTCAATAATGACCAATATGGAAAAGATAACAGTCTTTGAAGCCTTTGCCGGCTACGGCAGTCAGTCAATGGCTCTTGAACGCCTCAAGCAAGACATTGGGCTTGACTACACGGTTGTCGGAATATCCGAAATCGATGCTACCGCAATCAAGGCTTACTATGCAGCCCGCGATACCGAGCTGCTGTCACGTTGCCGCATAGTCGGCGATGTGGAAACAGCCATTAGGGGGGGTACGAGCCTCCGCAGGAACTTATCGACCGCTACCCGAATTATGGCGACATCTGCAAAATCAACTGGGCGAATGTGCCGGATTTCATTCTGTTCACATACAGCTTCCCATGCACCGACATCAGCAATGCCGGCTTGCAGAAAGGACTCGCCGAGGGCTCTGGCACAAGGTCATCGCTTCTATGGGAGTGCGCAAGAGCCATCGAAACCAAATATCCCAAATACCTCTTGATGGAAAACGTCAAGGCTCTTGTAAGCGACAAATTCATGCCGGACTTCAAGCGATGGGCGATGTATCTGGAAAGCCTCGGATATACGAATTATTACCAAGTGCTGAACTCAAAAGATTATGGCGTACCGCAGAACCGCGAGCGCGTCTTCATGGTCAGCATCCTCGGCGAGGCTATCTACTATTTCCCCAAGCCATTCAAGTTAGACCGCCGCCTTAAACATGTGTTGGAAACGAATGTAGATGAAAGCTACTATCTGTCTGATGCGAAGATTCAGGCAATCATAGACCATTGCGAGCGTAAGCAAGCAGAGGGTTGTGGCTTCAAGCCGAATTTCCAAAACGGGGGGGGATATTGCGGAACCATCACCGGGAACTACGGACAACGTGAAACCGATACCTACATCCGAGAATGAAGAAGACGGCATCATAGTGGTTGGTAAAATCAACAACTCGCAAGACGGCAAAATCGTGGACGCGGACGGCATTGCGCCAACGCATACATCCGGACACGGAAACTGCCCGAAAGTACTTGTTGAAAATACCCCCCCCGGACAATCTGCATAAATTCTAAAGACGAAAACGGCAAGCAGCCAAGTATTGCAGATAGGGTTTATGACAGCAATGGGATAGCCACTGCACTGACTACCGGATGGCATCCTTACATAATGGAATCGCAAAACAACAATTCAGAAAATGAACGAAGATAAAACCGCACCAGAGCTTAAAATCATCGGCAACGTAATGCCGTCAGGCCACAATGTAGGCAACATCTATGACCCAGACGGAATATCGCCCACGATTATGCTCAATCACGGTTATCCGGCATTTATTCTTGAAGAAGCAACCGACAATGACATGAATCAGCTTATACAGGTCGCGCAGATATACGACAAGGAAAAGAACCCTACCAACGGCAGGGTTTATAGCCCCAACGGTATCTCGCCTACGCTTACAACGCCGACAGGCGGCAATTCAATGCCCCTTATACTCGCTATGGAACAAATACCTTTCAATACAGCCGACGAGGGATTGGCTTATACAATCACGACACGTTACGGCGCGATGTGCGCAAGCAATCTGATTGACGGCAATTTCCCTATGACCGGCATCCTTACAATCGAAAACCCAACAGAAGAAATGAAACGCCAGATAGAAGACGGAAGCCTTAATTTTGACAAAGGTATGCCAAAAGAAACAAGTCTCAAATCATGCGCCATGCGCGGTCGTGGCAAGGGTGTGGACTACCATCAGGAACTTGAGGTAGACGATGATGTAGCCAACGCCCTCACCACCGTTCAGAAGGACTCTATGATTCTTGAGGGCGAAGGCCCATCAATCATCAGCCTTATGCCTTGGAACAGACCCGGCGGCGACATGGGCGATGTATCACCGGCTATCACTACAAGCGCATGGGAACAGAACAATTTCGTAAAACTGCCGAGTGGCGACACGCCTATGGTTATGGCTGACCCACGGAAGAATTATGGCAGATTGCAGCCATCGTCCGAATCGTCGCCCACGCTACTAAGTACCGACTACAAATCGCCGCATCTTGTAGTGGAACGTGGCGACGGCGAACTTGATATGTCTGACCCAGAAACACGTATCATCAAGCGAGCCGCAGACCATGTAGTGCAGGAATACGGAATGCAGACGCGCTTTCGCATACGCAAGCTGACTCCCCGCGAGTGCTACCGTCTTATGGACGTGCCGGAAGAATACATAGACCGACTGTTGGCATCCGGAATATCTAAATCCCAGCATTACAAACTGGCGGGAAATTCTATCGTGGTATCATGTCTGTATCACATTTTCAAAAACCTATTTACCAATGAAATCCCAGTCAATCAGCAATTATCCCTTTTCTGACGTGCTTGAGGGCATGGAAATCCCGGCAGCGGTAAAAGCCGAGATAGAAAAGCGAGGGATGAGTGCAAATCCCATATTCGTGAAGCCGATGATTGACACCGGCATCCACTTCAAGAAGCGCGAGCCTATGCGTGAACGCGACCTTTCAACGGAAGAATTTCTGAACATGTTCGACAAGGCTGACTCGCTCAAGATGGCTTATGTACCACACTTCATCACGCAGTGCGTCATCTACTATCTTGACCTACTTGTGGAATATGCCCGCGACTTTAGGCTTTCAGGCTTCAAGAAACACACCCGGCTATTAAGGCAGATGAAAGAGGAATATCTTGCTGCCTTGCGCCACGAAATGCCGCCGCACGTCTTTGAGAAATTCCTTGCACAACGCGATGAATATCTGGCATCATGCGGCGCAAATCTAAGCCTTATGTATTTCACATTCGGAAATCAAATTTTGAAGAAATATGGACGGATAGACCATGAAGCCCTGTATTGCTACGCGAACATCATCACCGCTTTCATCAACTACGTGGAAGACTTCGACCGCGACGTTAACAAGCGTATCGAGAAGAAGCTGGGGATGCCGTGTCGCAATCATGGAGATGCGCGTTTAACCGCAATCAAAACCGTGTGCAACAACATCATCAAACCCTATCCACTGGAAAAGAACAGCGACACCGAACTATGCGTCGGCGTAATGGCCAATAAAGCGGTCATAATGATAAACAACATGCTATAACAACCCTTTCATCACAATGGAGCAAGTAATCATTGACATCATCGACAAAAAGGCGGCGAAGCAATACAACAGGCTTACACCGACCAAACGCAAGGCATACCGCGCAATGCTTTATGCAGGGGCGCAGATAACCATAAACGGCTACTCCGTAAGGGATGTGGCTACTGAAATCGGATATTCAGAAAGCGGAACATCAAAGTTGGCGCAAAAGTGGATAGAGCTGATGCGTCAGGGCGATGTTACGGTCAATCTGATTATAGCCGCTATCCAGAAGCTACCCAAAAGCAAGCGTTTTCAGCACGGAAAACATGATGCGCCGACCGTGAAGCTGACACCCACCATAGTGCCTGAATCATACAAGGAAGAAACACTGCAACCCACGCCGACACAGAACTCCGCGCCTACTGAAATCAAGCGAAAGGGCAAGTATGTACTCGGTTTTTTCATAACACCGGAAGACGAGATGCGTGAAAGAGCCGCCATTCGTTCATCCATCCTGTTCTTTCAGACCTACGGCAAGGGCGCAAAGCCACGGATGAACGGCGAATACTATACGCCCGGAACACATCAGATGAAAGACAGTGAAGATAGCAAGAAGTGGCTACCGCTTGAAACTGCGGCCATGTATTGCGGATGCAAAGCGGAACTTATCAGCAAAGCGGGTCAGAATGGTGTCATTGAGAGGCGTGTCTATAAGCGCAATGCGAGCCGCAACTATTATGAATACAATATCGCTGATTTAGATAAGTTTATACGCGATAATCATCTGCTTTAAGGTAGATAAAGCACTCGCAGTGTGGAAGATAGCAAGAGCTAATAAGAGTTAAAAATCAAACTTGCTCGGCGATTTAATTTGCAGAATTAAAGTAAACGCTTTAACTTTGCGACGTGTTTATAAAAGTAATTACTTTAACTGATAAAATAATACTAACATGGATTTATCCTCAAATCAAGAGCCGACAACGCGGGCAACAAAGGTCTGCACAAGATGCGGCAAGCAATTACCGGTTGACCAGTTCAGCCGTCGCAGTAGCTCGGTTGACGGGTTGCAGACGTGGTGCAAGTCGTGCCAGCGTGAATCACAGCGTAACACGCGCAGCAATCGCCAATTACCCCCCCCCGGTCAAGGGCGACCCGTCATCCCCGCTTGCGGAATTTACACCGCGCCAGCTTATCGAAGAATTGCATAATCGTGGCTATCGCGGCGAGCTTCAATACCTCTACACTATAAAGGTCTGAGATATGATAACGAAGATAACCCCTGATTTAGTGGAAAAATGGGCTGAGTGGCTTGACCATCAGCCCAAAACCACTATGCTGACCGATAAACAGATGGAAACATTTGTATTAGCGGCTATGCGCGAAAGCGAGATAGAGCGCAACGACCAAATCAAGAACGAGATACTGAACGGTGGCCCATCTATGGAAAGGATGTTTTACAACCGTGTCAAAGCCTGTCACACTTATACCATCACGTTTGCCGTCGCCCTTGCAATGGCAAGCATCACTCGCACATCCGGCGAGGTCACGATGTATGCCAATTACTTGCAGTATAAGGCAAAGAAGATGGGAAAGGGATTATTGCGGATGCAAGACATAGGGATGCACATTCTGCCGTATGGCATATTCTCACGCGAAACTATGCGCGAAGCGTGGGATAGGCAGAAATGCTCGCACGACCTCGGCTCTGATAACATTCTTGACCACGAAGAAGCGCAAGGAACAATCAAAATCATGTAAGAACTATGGCTACAAAACCAATAGAACAACAGGCGCGTGAATACGTTGATGCGCTGATATACAAGGAATATGGAGTATCCAGCAAGTCGTTTATAGAAGCCGGATGCCGATTGGGGTATGATGAAGCCGTCAAAGCCTATTCTGACGGGTACAACGCTTGCATAAAATCCATGTGGCGTAACGTGGAAGACGAACTGCCGGAAGCCAACACTGTGTGTCTTGTTTTCGGATTTGAAGACTTAAATGATGGTAGAATTACGCGCTACACCATGATGGCGTATTACGACGGCGAAGACTTTACAGACGCATACAATGATACAAAGTATCATCCTGAAAAGTGGATGGAAATACCGCTTGTAGCACCCATAATCACACGCAAATGAATGAGCAGGTAGCAAAAGCCCTATCAAGGCTTAAAGAAACGATTGCCGAGATTGAAAATCTTGACAATTCGTATTGGAACGTAAGCCTCGGCACAAGCCATCTGAACGCTTACGCCGAACAAGTAGTAAACGATGCAAAGACATTAGCCGCGCATCTTAAAGCATACGGAAAGAAATGAAGAAGATGTGTTTTTCAGAGCGTTTCGGTCTGCATGACACTGTTCTTGAAGGCCGAAAAACGCATACAAGAAGACTTATACCCCTGTCAACTCTTGCCAAAATCGAAGCCTTTCAGCAAGAATACTACGAGGCTACGCTTGATAGACTTGATGGAATAGCGTTACTTGAGCAATACTATTTCGTTGAGAAAAGGGGCAAATTGCCCTTCAAGACCGACGACATCGTAGCCGTGGCACAAAGGTACGCCTCAATCCTTGATGAACTTGAAGACCCGAAGAATTTCTGTTGCATGGGGCATTGGGAGTCGGCAAATGGAAAACGAGCGCACTACGCCGGTTTTCTATATCATCCCGGCTTTATGAATAAGATGTTTGTTGATGCGGAAGAAATGCCACATCAAATCCGAATTAAGAGGGTTTGGTTTGAATACTTGCAGGACATATCCAATGAGGATTGTCTGAAAGAGGGTATCGACAAATGGACTGCGCAAGGAAAGCGTTACTATGGCTTCTTTGACAACGAAAAAGGCGTGTTCTCCCACCATCCAACGCCCCGCGATGCCTATGCTCATCTTATAGAACGCATATCTGGCAAAGGAACATGGGCGAGCAATCCCCTCGTTATCGCCTATGAATTTGAAAGGGTAAAATAGCATGGGAAGATATGTAGCAAATTGCAGATGTGGTGGCGCGGTGGTCATCAGAACCAATAATGCCTTTCGTGTACCGGAACTGCTTGTGAAGCACGGATGGCGTTTAATCGACCCCTACAAAAGCTCATACGACATTAAATCAAACTGGCGATGCCCAATGTGTGCAAGTGCCTACGAAAGATTAATGAAAGGAAAACTAATATGAAAGAACGTATATTTTGTGACCTAATAGGTCTGCCGGGCGTAAGGCAGCGTAAAGTCGGCGCATACGCTATCAAGGAAGCCGATGCGTCGCTGATAAAAACAATCCTTGAAAGTAAACACGCCTGTACGTCAGCGGATAGCTATGGTGCAATCAATATCTGGAAAACGGATGCCGGCGAAATTCGCGGCGAAGCCATGCGGAACAACTGCGCCCTTGAAGCACAAGTCTTCGCAACCTATGAAAAGGCCGCAGAATGGGCGCAAAAGTGGCTTATTAGGATAAGCGGCAAGGATGTAACGCCTATTGATGAGCCAAACTACGCCTTTAAGCGCGACGTGGAACGCATTATGATGGCATCGCGTAAAAACATGCTTGATGCTTTCTGTACGGTGGTATGTAAAGACTGGCAGAACCATGACGGCAACGGCAATCCATGCCCTCGGAATTGCTGTCCTAAATTCGCAAAATTCGTGGAGCTGATAAAGACCACGCCTATCCGTGGGCTGGAAACAATCGAAGCCAAAGAAGCCGTAAACAAATACATCAACGACAATGAACCCAGAAAGTGAAGAAATCCGTAAAACGGCCATCAATAACCTTTTGAACGCCGACTCCTTTGTCTGCGTCACGATAAAGAACGGAAGCCTGAATATGGCAAATCTGACCAACCCGGAACGCCTCGGAATAATGCTGCTTGAAATCATGCGCAGTAATCCGGCTTTCGCCAATAGCGTCAATCTTGCCGCCCTCGCCTATGCGCAGGAACAACTACACCATAACACAAACCCAAATCAGCATTAATCAGCATTAATCAGCATTTAGTAAGGTTTTTGTTTGGCTGAATAAAAGTAATTACTTAACTTTGCACCTATAAAGATAAACCAAAAACTTATAACAGTTGAAAAAGAAAATCTACATCTCCCTCCCGATAAGCGGGCGTGACCTTGAGGCAGTGAAACAACGCGCCAACTACATCAAGGAATCGGTCATTGCGGATGATTATGAGGGTGTAACGCCCTTTGACATCTGCCCGGATAGCACGTTACCATATTCTGAACTTATGGGGCGCGACATTACCGGCTTAATGGAGTGTGATGGTGTCTTGTTTGATTTCGACTGGAACGAGTCAAAGGGTTGTCGCATCGAAATGGCGGTGGCTCGCAACTGCAATATCCCCGTCTATAAACTCGCCGATGAAAGGGTTGTGGAAGATGCCGACACACGGCTTTTCACAATCACACTGAATAAGCGTCAGCTTGAATTGTTATCCGAGGCATCCGACTGCCATTCACGGAATACTTGCGGCCAGTTGGATGTAGGTCTTGAAGAAGTCATTGAAAAGGCTATCACAAGAACATACAGCACCGCTGATTTTGACAAACGCCATGAAATAAGCGAAAAGGTCAAGACACTCCTGCGCGAAGTCAAATCCCTTGCGTGGAATTTAGGCCCCGGAAGCAATAAAGGCGTGAAATACGATGATGGAGCTGACATCCTATTCGACATCCATCAGGTAATCCGTCATCACTTATGGAAGATTAAACCCGAACCGAAATATCATTATACCAATGATGCGGCAGAGGCTATAATCTTCGGAAGTCAACCGGCAATAACCATCAAGACCCTCGCAAGAAATGAATGACAATGTTATCGTAATCGCCGATGTCAGCTCGTCATATTTCTCGGTGGCGCGTTACAGCGGTGGCATAAAGTATAACGGAACGGTTTACATCTATTGCCGTGAACGTGATATTCTGGTAAGAGATAGTCTTTCTGAAATCGCGGAACTTAATATAACAAAAATCGCCGGCAGAGTGGAACGTGGCACTATTCACGGTGTAGGCGACAATAGATAATCATCATGGCTGCTGACACGACATTATCAATAACGCAGATTGAGCTTGGACTCGCGCAGTATTTCAACTTTAGGAACAATGTAATCGTACCCAAAGTATCATGGGGTTTGCTTAATCACGAAGCCGACCTGTTGATACTGAATAAACGCGGTTATCTTACCGAGATTGAAATCAAGCGAAGCTGGGCAGACTTTCTCGCGGACTTTCGGAAACGGCATACACACGAAGATACAAAAGTTTCGTGGCATTACTACGCAGTGCCGGAGTCTATCGTTGATAAATGCCGTGAAAAACTTGCAGAAATTGACCCCGGTCACAAGTGGGGTCTTATCAGCTATGCCGAGTCATGGGATGGCGTGTGCTGGCCTAAAATAGAATCGCACCCGTCTAACATACACTATCATTGCAGTGAACGGAAATTGTATTTAGAGGAGCAATTTCAACTTGCAAGGCTTGGCGCAATGCGCACTTGGTCACTCAAAGAAAAAATCATAAACAATGGAAAATAAACCCAACATCATCGTCACGAAGCGTACCGGCGTGGAGCTTGTTCAGCTTGCCGCCAGTTTCACATCCGGGCATGAAAGCAAGATAACGCTAAAACGTGCCTATAAGACGGAACACTCTATCATCCGCACCCAACTATTTACAATAGAGTGCTACGGAATCCCCTTGTTTGTAAGCACCCATTTCATCCGTCATCATGTAGGCTCGCAGCCCTATCAGCTTACGTGCCGCATAGACCGACCCGGTGGCGGCAATCCCCATCTCAAGGAGCGCATCGCCGAGGTCAACGCCTTGCTTGCCGACGGAAAGATTGCGGAGGCTTGCGGTATTCTGGACTGGCTCGCTGATAATTCAGACCGCTACACAAAGGTCAATCTTCTGCTTTTTGCCAATGCACAGGGCTTAATCGACATGGCGAAATTACGCCTATGCACACAGGCATCGCCGGAAACACGTGAACTATTTCAGGCTATCAAGGCGAAGATTGCGGATGTTGACCCAGATTTAGCGCAGTTTCTCGTCAAGAAATGCGTTTACCGTGGCGGCATCTGCTGCGAACAGAAATGTTGTGGCTACAATAAGACCGACATGTTCAAAAAGGAACTGGAGCAATACCGGCTTCTATTCGTAAACTGACGCAGCTATGGAAGAAGAGGGTTTACAATACATCGAATTTCAAGATGAACTTTGTCGGCTACGCTACACAATCGCCAAATACAAGGAACATGACAAGAAGCGCAATAGATACATGGCGCATCTTGAACGCCTGAATGATAGATACAAGCAAAAGATTGAAAGCCTTAAGGCACTTACGGAACGTCAGCACGAAGAAATCGACGAGCTAATGGATGCCTACGATGGCGCAAAGCCCCTCATCGCCGACCGGTCACATCGCGCTTATGTTTACGAGTTGATAAAACGCGCCAACGAAGCAAGAAAATTGAAGCGGAAATGCGATAACATCGAAGAAGAAAACAAAACGCTCCACGACAAGAATAAGCGGCAGAAAGAACATATTCAGTCGCTGAAAGAAAAGCTTGAAGCATTGGAAAACGTAATCAAATCACTACACAATGGGAAACGATAAACTTATAGATTTCAGTCAGGATGCCGAATTTGCAGACTGCATCGTCAATGAGGACGTTAGCCGGTATAAGGCTATCGTGGAAAACATGACGCAGAAATTCATCGCCAAGAATCACGACTATGGCAATTCGTTCTCTGAGTCAGTGCAGGAATTTGGGGCGACCACCGGCCCGGTCATTGGCTTCGCGCCCATCATGCACAAATTCAACCGTCTCAAGAACCTTATCAAAGGCGAGCAGGCTCTCGTTGCGGACGAAACAGCGGAAGATACGTTGCTGGATATGGCCAACTACTGTATCATGTTTAAGATGGAACTTGATAAACTCAAAACGTCATGCAGTTAAAAGGATTCAAGGTGTGGCTATGTGCCATAGTCTTCGCCATTATTCAGATGATAGCAGACGTTATCAAAGCCATCTATCAGGAAAATTATGTTATTATGATTCTTGAGGGCGCAACGCTTGTATGGATGTGTTGGCTTGGCAAGTGGGCATATCGTAAAAACAAAAGGAAGAAAGCCAATGGATGAACTGCGATACATAAAACCTATTAAGCTATTCGCGGATGCAGAAGAAAAACGGTTGCGCGATGTGATGCTTAATATCCGGGAGTATGATTCGCCGCAAATGGTACGCATCCGCTACGAAATGCGGAAAAGCGAATTGAAGATAGCACCAAGAATACCCCGGATGGTATCTGACGGCGCGGAAGATGAGGAATACATAAAGATTCTTGAAGCCGGCGGATTATCCGGCTCTGAATTTGCGGTCAACTACGGCATTGAGTCCATTATGATTAACTTTGTCAAGGAACTTATTAGACAGGGATTAGTAGTTTGCGAAATCAAGGATGCAATGTATGACCCCAAAAGAATCCGCATAGATTTGTCGGCGATTGTGGGTGTACCGAAGATAGCGCAAAAGCGACTTGATATAGATGTAACGGAATAAATCAAGGGCGATTGGTTTTGATACCGACCGCCCTTGATTCTACATCTATGTTGTTACAGGGTGCGCTTGCTTGGGTCTGGCTCTTCAAACTTGAGCATCATGTGGCAGAAAGTGCGTTGTGGGTTCATGGAATAATCCGACCCCTTGCCACGATATATCAGATGATACACGTCATCGCTTTCTTGTGGAACTTGGAGCGTAATCTTGCCCTTATACATCAAGGCAAGAAAGGCATTTTTCTTGGTACGGAAATCATCTGGGGTCTTGCCGGTTATAGTGAAGTCAAGTATGACATCACGCGATGCGTATTTAGGCGTTTCTTCCACTACAACGCGCTTGCCGTGTTCCAGCCTTGACTCGTTTTCGATGTTTTCTTTCAACGACAACGGCTCTGTTAGCGCGTCCAGAAAGCCCTCGCCCATGCGAACACCGTAATCCTGATATACGGTGCTGCTTCCATTTATTCTTAATTCGGGTAATGTTGACATATCAGATGTTTTTTGTATTCTTTTTGATTTCCGCAATATCAGCCTGCATCGTCTGGATTGGCTTCACAATCGCGCCGGTATTCTCGCTGATGGTCTGCAATTCGATGTAAATTTTTGCAAGCTGACGCTCGATGTTGTCCTGATGAACGTTGAAGCGGCTATATTCCATCGCTATCTGGAGCAATTCGTCGGTCATGTCGGCAAGCGATAACGTGTGCTGACCCTCATTTGCGCGGATAGATTCAACGGCTATCTGCAACGCTGTGAGTCTGCCCTCAATCGCATTGCCGGTGTCCTGCGACATTCCTTCAAGTGTACGGCTTGATGACTGCTGCTCGGACGAGCCATCCCAGCCCATAGCCTTTTTAAGATTATTGCGGTCATTGACGGCATCGCCTACGATGTCATCCCAGTCGCGCTTCAAGCGTTCCTGCTCGGCGGCAGTAAGACCGTCCTTATCGTTCATGGCGTTTGCAAAGTCTTCATACCACTGCTTGAGCTTTTCGTTATACTTAGAGTTCATAAGACTGTTGATAACGGCCTGCTGCATCATCTTTTCAAAGTTGTTGGCAAAGTCCTCGCTATCGGATTCCATGTCAAGAAGCATCGACTTAAATTCATCCTTGACGCTATCAAATGACACGTCGGTAAGTGACTCGCGGAAAGCGTTCTCAAGCTCTTCAAGTTCCTTGTAGTATTCGATGTATTCGTCCATGAACTGCGCGGCATCCTTGTGGCCGTCATCGGCAAGACCTTTGATTTTGGCATAAAGGTCAGGTGCGCTTTGAGCTACCTTTGCCATCTGCTCGGAAGTAAGATTCCAGAAATCACCGGCACTTCGGACTGATTTGTCGACGATTGCGGAAATACGCGACCAGTCATCGCCGCTCATCCCCTTGTTGATTTTATAGTTGGATGAATGATGGCCACCGATACCCAAGAAGCCATTGGAATAAGCTGCGCCAGAACGCGACATCATTTCTTGAGTATTCTTCATGGACTGTTCCAAATCGCCCTTTTGCTGCTGGTACAATGCGCCCATATCGGCAGTAGCAGCATCCCGCATTTCATCGGCGAGATTATCCACGGCTTTGCGAAGAGCCTCGTTGGTTGCGGTCAAACGTTCTATATCTTCCTCAAGGTGTTTGTCGCTTTCGCCATTACCCCACCAATCAAACCAACCGCCAAGCGTGAAGATTGATTTGAAGATACCGAGAATGCCTTTGTAAAGGCTTTCGCCAATCTGACGGAATAAGCCCTCCTTAAAATTGAGGATATTGCCGATGATACCTGAAATAGCATTAAGAATTGAATCAAGAATCGCTGTAATAAGTGGCCCTAATCCATCTTTAAGAATATCAAGTATTTTAAGAATAGAGGCTATAAGTCCGGCTATAAGCCCTGCCTTTCCAAGACCTTTAGCCATACTACCAACCGCTTGCGAGGCCTCACTCACTGCATCCCCGGCTTCACTAACCACACCTGTGATTTCACTTGACAATTTATCGGCTGCACCGGATGCTGAATCGCTGAAATCTTCAAAGGAAAGCCCAAGTTTTGTCATAGCATCCTTAATTAGCTGTGGCGAGTCTTCAAGTGCGGATGCAAATGCTTCTGCGCCCTCTGCGGCGGCATCTTTAAGGTCGGTAATCGCCTTAGATGCTTCCTCAAAAGCCGATAAGCCTTTCAGACCATCAATAGCACCCTTTAAGGAGTCAAATGCGCCCCAAAGGTCAGCCAACTGTGAAAAGCCGGAATTACTCAAGAATGTATAAATCTTGCTGACCGGCTTAATGACGTTCTTTGCAGTCTGTGACAGCATCATGCCGGAGCTTTTTACCGTATTCTGCGCCTGCTGTAATGCAAGGTTGGAATTTGCTACTGTTGTGCCGTAGTTGTTGACCGCAATAGTCGCATTTTCGTAAGCCTCTTGTGCAGCCCTTAATTGTTCCGGTGACGTTTCGGGGTTGTTACGTATCATTTCAAGATTTCGCTGTGCTTCCGTCTGTGTATTTGTAAGACGGCTCAATTCGGCAGTCACCCGCGTATCGTTTTCAGTGGCTATTCGTAGGTCGTCAAGGGCTTTCTGGTAAGCCATTAGGGATGAAGATAAGTCTTGCCACGTCTGATTAGTGCCAAGCTGCTGACGCATATTTTCCATTGCTTCAATGATGGCTTGCTGATTCTCTGCGCCGGATTGACGGAAAGCCTCGGTCTTTACATATTTCTGCAACTGCTCGTAAAGCGGTTCAAGCTGACCGCGCATGATAACGCCAACATTATCAAAGACGGTGTACCAGTCAATCTGATTCATCACGGCCTTTGATTCAAACTGTTCTTCCTCGGCTTTCTGCTGCCGTTGCAAGGCAAGACGCTCGCCTTCGCTTTGGGCGTTTCTTATTTTTTCAGCATATTCTTCTGCAATAGCAAGTTTTTTCTGCTGGAAAGACCCAAATTCTTTTAGATAATCGCGCATAGCCGCGAAGTCTTCCTTAAATCTTGCTTCAAGGTCGTTTGATTCATTGACATTAATCAACTGGCTCTGCGTGTCGAAGCCTATATTGTCTTTGGCCTGTGTAAGCCAATCCTCGCGCATCTTCTTCAACTGTTCATCGGAGAATTGCGCGTAATACTGATATTCCTTACGACCCTTGCCGCCCTTGAGCCATTCCTGTAAGGCGTTCTTTTCAAGGGTCTGCGCCTCTCTTTCGGCTTCTTTCAAAAGTGCCTGACGCTTCTTTTCGGCAGTAAACTTGATAGTGGCTATTTCCTTTTCGGAATTGTCCTCCATCTGCGCAATTTCAAGTTCACGCTGGTTGTTTCTTTCTTCCTGCAAAAGTTCAGCGGTACGACGCTCCTCCTCCAGACGCATCTTCCGAAGTTCGTATGCCCTCTGCTTGGGGTCATCCTTACTGCCGCCACTGCCTTTTTTGGACTTATCGCGCTTGTCAAGTGCTTTAAGCTGCTGCTCGTAGTATTTATACAATGCACTTGACTGGTCAACCTTTTGCATCTGTGCGTTGATTGACTTGCGGATTTCGGAAAACTCCTCGGTAGTCTTGGCGTTCTTAATCTGGCTTTCAAGCGCGGTCTTGATAGACTGCATGGCTTGGCTTTGATTGCCTTTATTCCGGTTATATTCGCCCACCATCAAGTCATTTCGGAGCTGACGATACAGACGCTTATCGACGGCAGACATATTGCCCTCGTTTAACGTAGTGCCATAACGGTCAATGAACTGCTGCAAGATAGCCGACTGCTCGGAATTAAGATGATAGTTCTTGCCACCCATCTTGAAATTGCTTCGCAGACGAGCGTTTCTTACAATCGCGTTATAAGCATCGGCATCAGCTTTCGCCATCTTTGTGTCGGAAGCGATTTTGCCATTCTTTCCATACTTGGCAAGAAGATTCTGCAAGGTCTGACGTTCTGCGCCGGTAGTGTTCAAGACCTGACCGCCCACATCACGGAGTGTAATTTTAATTTTGTCAAGCGTATTAAGGGCAATGTCAAGATATTTGGTGTCAATGTAAGGCGTGGCTACGGCGTTGTCAACGTCTTTCATCTTATCTTCCGCTTGCGCTGCCTTTACCGACGTTTCATCCAGTGCGGTATTATCGGTTGTGGGCGTAGCTGACGATTCATCAACATCGCCAATCTTTTCTTCCGCTTGTCCGGCGGCTTCAAAAAGTTCATGTATGTTGATAGGGTCTGCCAAAGGCTTGACCGGCTTTGCGTTGATTTCATCTACCTCTTTCGATACCTTTGTCAGCTCCTCGGTCAACTTCTTTGAGTCAAAGGTGGAATAGTCGATTTCAGGCTGTGCCGCAGCCGCACGTTCAGCGGCATCCGCAGCCGCGTTTGCTTGAGCTTGCGTCTTCTCGGTCAGCTTGTCAAGTGTATTGGTCTTATTGATTAGTTCGGAAACAAGTTTGGATGTGTCCTTGATGTCAAGAACATACTGCTCCGCAAATCCCATCTGCTTTGCCAGCGCCTTTGCGTCCATGTTGGCGGTCTGGGCTATTTCCGTCTGCAAACGAGCAATTTCCTGACGAGCCTTTATTGCTGCCGCGTTTTCAATCTTCTGACCATTCTCGGTATAGGTTATGTTGGCGGCATATTCCTTTTCAGCATCTTCAAGGAGTTTAACCATCTGAGTAAGTTCAGCCTTTTTGTTTTCCACTGTACTTGCTATGGTGTCGGCCATAATCTTGGATACCTCGGCAGCTTCCCCAGACGAGTCGTTTTCAATGATTTCTTTCATTTCATCCTTGAAAGATGTAGTGGCGGCATCCTTTTCTTCCTGAATGGTAGCAAGACGATTGGCCATCTGTCGCGCTTCACCCTCTGCTAAAATCAGTTGGTTAAGTTGCGCACGGACTTCATTTAACTGTTCAATCTTATCTTTTTCCTTATCGATGTGAATACCGTATTCTTCCGCCATCTTGATAAGCTCCTCCACGGCATCCTTATGTACCCGGCTGTCCTTGTTTACGGAGTTCATCACGGCATAGAGCGTATCGATGTTGTTTTTGAGTTTCAATGTAGATTCGCCAAATCTTTCAGACATGGCCGATGATTCCTCGGCTTCATCCTTGAACGACATAAATAGACCGATAACGGTTGTCAGGGCAGTAATTATCATGCCGAAAGGATTGGTCATAAAGGCGACCTTGAGGCTGTTCCATGCGTTCTTGCAGGCGTTTGTGGCCGCAGTCAGCGCATACTTTCCGATGGTCAACGCCTTATCCTTTGCCGTTGCGAGTGCGGTTACGATTGTGCCGCGACTTGTAGCGGCGGTATTCACGTTGGTTGCCGCAGTGTTGGCAGTTGTCGCGGTTGTTTCCCCGATGACTGCTGCCGTGGCGGTCTGCTTCTGTACGGCCTGTTGTGCGGTAATCGCGCCGTTCAATTCCTTTTCAGCGGTGTTCACGCCCTCGGCTGCTGACTGCTGGGTGGTTATAGCGGAAGCCTGCTCCTCAACTGCGGCCATGTATTCTTCAGCGGCGGCTTTCTTATCGTTGGCATCCCCGGCGGCTTCTGCCATCTCCATCAGTTCTTTCGCAGACTCAACGCGCCTTTCCGCAGCTTCTACAAGCTGGTCGCTCGCGGCTTTCTGCATGTTCGCGCTATCAAGTGCGGCCTGTTTGGTGTCAACGAGTGCCTGTGCGTAGTCGCGCTCATTCTGCAAGCGTTCTGCGGTATCATTGGTGATAATTCCGTTTGCGTTGGAGTCATTGATGTCGGCATCAAGACCGCGCCCGGCCTGTTCGCGCTGGGTCAGCATGTCCTTGAGGTGTGTTTCATAGGTCTGCTGTGCTTCTTCGGCAATGCGTCGCTCATTCTCGGCGATGCGCTGCTGTTCCTGCTGCCATAAACGCCCCTGCTGGATTGCGTCGGCATACGTCTGGTCGATAGACCCTTTTTCAAGAGCCTTGCGTATGTCATCGTCATAGCCCTCCATCATCTTGGCGTTCTGCATTTCCTGAATCTTGGCGAGTTCAGCGTTAAAGCCATCCACAATGCCCTGTGAAGCGTCAATGACGGATTGTTTTGCGGCGAAATTGGAAAGCATCACCGAGGTCTTGTAAACGCCGAAAGCCGCCGCAGCGGTGGCGAGTACCGGGATGATTCTGCCGATGTTATCAACTATCGTGGAAGCGGCGTCAATAGCACCAACAAGCGCACCCTCCATATTCTGACCCATGTCATTCAACATCAAATCCATCGAGTCGTTCAGCTTGGCGATTGCTCCCGGTATGGTCTTTGATGCTGTTTCCGACATCTTGTAGTATTTGCCGCCCTCACTGGTTGCGTCAAGAAATGCCTGTTGCACCATTTCGGCGGAGATTTTGCCCTGCGACATTTCTTCCTTGAGTGCGCCGATGGATTTGCCGGTCTTTTCGGATATGACCTGCAACGGCTGGAAGCCTGCGTTTACCATCTGCATCAAGTCCTGACCCATCAGCTTGCCCGCTGCCGACATCTGCGAAAACGCGAGCGACAACGACTGAAAGCGACGTGTGTCGCCCATAGCAATATCGCCGATTGCCTGCAAGTATCGCGGAACTTTATCAGCATCAATGCCGAAGCCAAGCATCATCTGCGCTGTGGAAACAGTGGGCGCAAATTCAAGCGGCGATATTTTGGCAAACTCCTGCAATTCGGCGTTCAGCTTCTCGCCTTTACGTTTGCCAATCATCGTTTCGATGGATGCGTTCATCTGCTGGAACTGACCGCGTATGCTTGTTATCTTCGTAAGGAACTCGCCAAGACCGTACACGCCGGCAAGACCACCCACGGCCATCATCGGTCGCGTCAGCAAGTCCTGAATACGATTGACCTCGGTAAATATTCCACTGAGATTTTTCTTGATGCCAAACTCCATGTCCGCTCCACTGCGGATTGCAGCCTGCACAAGCTGGCGATACCTTGCCGTGCTTTCGGCAAGTTTTTTATTCAACGCATCAATCGACGCGCCGGCCTGCCCCGGTCTGAAATTCTGGAGCTGGCTTTTTGTCTTTGCGATTTCCTGTTGCAGACGTATCAGTTCGGAATAATCCGCATCTACGTCAAATGATAAATATGGCATGGCTATTGGGTTGATGTTTCAATCAGCCAATTTACCATGATTGAGGGTGTTACACATTATTTTCCGCGCACGTATAACGTACTATCAGAAAAAAGTCGTAACTTTGTGCATAGAAAGGCAAGGATGTGCGCAGAAAGGGGATAATAAACCAAATATCACCCTACTGCCAAGATGAACGAGAACGCAAAGATTAACATCGGAAAAGTCACAGCGTTGAGGACGTTGCGTGAGAAAGTGGCCGAGCTTTCCGATGTGATGAAAGAATTGGGAGAGCCGATTCTTGAAGACCTCACTTTATTACCTGAAATCTACGAAGCGTATAAGCGCGTATTCAGTCGTCGCGGTCGCCCGGATGAAGCCATGTCAGTCCGCAACCGCAAGAAATTCCTCATGGTTGTGTTGTACCTATATTCGCCGAAAGCACTTGCCGGCGATAGGATGCGTATGGGATTGAGAAAAAAAGTGTCGGAATTGTTCGGCCTAACTACAAGCACCCCAATATCCGACAACTGTTCCGGTCTAATCGTGCAGTATCGCGCTTATGCGGATTTCAGACGCGATGTTGACATTATTTTCCAAGAGGTTCTGGAATCTCTTGAAGACAAAATCATTGTAGCAGACTAAAACGCGGAATACGCCAGCATCTTGATTGCGTCCGCCGGATAACCCACCATCGTTAAAGCCTCGGAAAGATAAGTATCCATATTGGCGATAGCGGTGCGCCCTGACATGCCCAATCGCCAGAAATATGCCTGATATTCTTCCATGCTTTGATTCAGGTCAAGATTGTACTTTTCAAAAAGTCGCTTTATAACGGCGCAATCCTCGTACCTTTCAGTGGATAAGGCGTATTGGAAAATGACGGTCAAAATCTGACTGCCGTAATCCATCAACGCCCTTTCAAACTTATTTTGCATCGGTAGGAACGACTTTAAGACACGCACCACATTTGGGGCAATGGAACTCGTCCATCGGTCTTTCTTTGTTTGGCGCAGCAGCGCGGATAGCATCAAGCTCCTCGTCTGACAGGAACAGACTCCATGCCGGAACTCCAAGAGCTTCTGCAATCTTGACAAAGGTTTCGATTTTAGGCATCGTGCCACGGATAAGCTGATTGAAGCCCACATAAGTCATCCCCAGTCGTTCCGCAACAGTCCTTTGCGTCACACCGGCCTCAACGATGCGCTCTCTGATTCTGTTCTCCATTTCCTATTTTCGTGGTTAAAGTAAATGATATGCAAAGGTAACAAAAATAGGAATAAGATTAAAGTGTTCACTATGTTAAAGAGTGTTAAATTAAAGCAAATACTCATATTATTACTTGGTAGATAAAAGTAAATACATTAACTTTGCAGTGTAATCAATAACACCAATAAAAGTAAAAGGTATGAAACTTATAACTAAAGCACTCGAGAAGACCTTTGTAAAATATCCCCTGTATTCGCAGGATGGCAAGGGCAACGACGCGGTAGTAATCGCAAAATTCTTTCTGCCCGGTAGCGGCTTCACATGGTACGTCACAGAGGCAGAAAAGCAAGCCAACGGCGACTACATGTTCTTTGGTTATGTAGAGGGCCTGGATAGTGAGCTTGGCTACTTCACACTGTCGCAGCTTCAAAACGTGCGCGGTCGTTTTGGCTTGCGCGTTGAACGCGACATGTATTTCAACAACGGCAAGACTACACTTGCTCAAGTGAAACGCGAAATAGAAATGGCATACTAAATAATCATCAGTGGGCGAGCCAGTCATTAAATGGCGTGGCTTGCCCGCTCAACACCCACACTACAATGACACTGAAACTTAAATACATCGGCGTTAACGACTGGAGCTATCGCCTGTACGAAGACCAGAATAGCCGTCGTTATGGCAATATCGAGTTAGAAGATAGCAACGATATTAGCGCAATCTACTTATTGACGGCTGACTATGAAGAGCCGCTTTGCCCCATAACCGACTATAAAGGCTTGGAAGCGGTTGAAATCACTCACCGCGATGGTAGCGTTGCCACAATCAAAATCCCCAACAATCAACCGGCACAGTCATGAGAACGATTGAATACAGCAGTTTTGAAGAGGCATTTGCCGCGATGCTTGAGTTTATTGAAAAAGGCATCAAGTGCAAGGGCATCGGCCCGACCATCCTCGCAGTCTGGGATGACTGATGGAAACTGACCTATTTACGACTTTGTGTAATAGGTCGTAAGAGAGCGACACCGAAATGTTTTATGATGCGGAAATAGCACTAATTTAGCATCGTAAAACATCGCGGGTTGGAGCAGTTGGAAGCTCGCCAGTTTAACTTGCTGGAGGTCGTCGGTTCGAGTCCGACACCCGCCACAAATAACATCACTTACAAACAAAATAGATGAAAAAGTTAACCCTACAAATTGACAAAAAGTGCTTTCAGGCAATTCTGAAAGGCGAGCAGAAAGTAGAGCATCGGAACGTATATCCTAACAACGCCAAGAAATACGTTACCGAAGAAGACAAGACCGACGAAAACGGCGAAGCCATCACGGTTGTCACGCCGGTTCACTACGATGCCCTCACACTAATCAATGGTCGCCGCAAGGATGCGCCCCGTCTGACGGTGGAGGTCGTATCGGCTGAATTTGTCGTACTGACCGACGAAGACGGTAACGATTTGACCTTTGAAGAAAATGGCGAAGAGTACTATGTTTGTCAGGTATGGTACACACTCGGAAAGGTTCTTGAAACCGCCAACATCAACAAATAATCTTTAACCCTTTAACACTATAAGTGAGTTAGACGTAGAATTGAAAACAACTATGGCCCCCGTCGGAACATGAACGGTGCCGGTGCCGGTGGCCGACTCGTAGCCCGTCGCACCCCTGCGGGCGTAGTTGCTGGTCGTAGCCAGCTCGGAAATCGTGAACAGCGACGCGCTGACCTCCGCGCAGCCTTTGCCAACCAAATCCGCGCCGCTGGTGGAACAACCGGCTAAACCCTAAATCATGGCAACGCAGAATGTAAATAAGTACGCAGAAACCATGTCAATAATTCGGCGTATCCGTCAACAGACGGATACTGCCGTTTTATATTATTCAGCCGGTGGAAAGGACGGCATCGCCCTGCTTGATATGTTAGCCCCGGTTTTCAAAAAGGTTATCTGCTATTACATGTGGCTTGTGCCGGGTCTTGACCATGTGAAGCCTTATCTGCAATGGGCGGTACGGAAATACCCCAATGTTGAGGTTCGCCAGATTCAGCACTATCAGCGTGACTATTACGACCGTTTCGGATTCTTTCAGGATGGCGAGGGCGACCCAAGCATCAAGCCCCGAAAGGTAGGCGAGCTTGAAGAGGAGGTACGACAGGAAACCGGCATCAAATGGGCGTTCAGCGGAATGAAAGGCGTTGACGGCTACATGAAACGTATGCGCCTTTTAACTTTCAAGAAGCGCAATGGCACATACATGACCGACAAAGGAATGGTTTACCCCCTTGCCATCTGGACTAACAAGGAGGTACTTCGCTATATCGAAATGCGGAATCTTATCAAGCCCTTTGTCTATAACCCCAAAGATGTAAGTCAGGGCTTTGGCATCGACTTGCGCTCCTTGCTTGTACTGAGGCAACGCTTCCCACGCGACTACGAGCGCACCATCCGCGAATTTCCCTTTTGCGAAAAGCTCATCTTCGACTACGAAAACGGCATATTGCCTTACGGCCAGGAGAAAGAGGTCATGGAAATCATCAAGCGCATAGAAACCGAATCAGAAGAATCAGACGAAGTATGAAGCCAAACAAAATCAAACAGGCAGAACAGCGCACCGTCAAGCGAAGCGAAATAAATTTTGCTTCCTACAATCCACGCACCATCAGCGACGAGGCGCGAAAAAAGCTCAAGAAAAACTTACAGACCGTCGGCCTACTGGGTGGCGTTGTCTGGAATATGCGCTCCGGCAATCTTGTATCTGGTCATCAGAAAGTCAGCATCATGGACGCGGTGAACCGATACGATGCGGAGACAGGCGCAAACGATTATGAATTTCGTGTTGAGGTTGTTGACTTCGACGATAAGACGGAAAAAGAGCAGAATCTCTTTATGAACAACCGAGCCGTGCAGGGTACTTACGACGATGATATGCTGCGCGAGCTTCTTCAAGGAATAGACTATACCAATGCCGGCTTCGACGATACCGATATGCAGCTCCTCGGTCTTGGCGATTTCGGCGACTATGATATGGGCGATATGTTCGGCGACGCTGGCGAAGATGCCACTGACGGCGGCGATGCTGACGCGCCGGGCGCACACACGGAAAGCAAAGACTGGTCAAAGGGCGATGTCGTAGGCGAGCGTAAAGACCTTGCAATCCACGATGAAATGACAAAGGAAAGTGGCGAGAATCACAAACTCGACCGCAGCGCGGATTTTTATCAGGATAGCGAAGCCAACCAGATAGCCCGCCACAACGAGGTGCAGAAAATCAAAGACCGTATCGCAAGCCAGAACGATGTGAACAAGGACGGCGGTATGTTGTCCTATGTTGTCATCAGCTTCAAGACACCGAGCGAGAAAGTCCGCTTCATGGAAGAATACGGATTTGACCCTATGGCGAAGTACATCAACGGCGAAGAATTTGTAAACAAATTGGAATTTGGCGATGATGAAAATTAGGCAAAAATTTAACTTTATTCTTTAATTTAGAGTTGCACAATTAAAGAATTTTGTTTAACTTTGCGTATTATACAGACACTGACAACATAGATATGAACTATCGATTTTTAAGCAGCATCACCGACGCGGAGGTTGCGGATTTTCGCAACAGGCTTGCGGCTGAACTGGCGACACGTATCATCAGCGACGAGGCCATAGGGCTTGAGGTCAATCAGAACCTATCCACGGAAGATGCGAAGAAATATCTGCAAAGCAACAATGCGGAGCATTACGACTACGCGCAGCTTGCAGACGTTATCGCGGCCAAGTACCGCACATTCGGCAAAGATGATATTGAAGCCACGCGCAAGGCGATGGTCGATAAATTCATGGCTCTTGCCGAGGAGTATGGCTGGGATAAAGAACAGGCACGGCGCGATGCCGAAAAGGAGTTTTACGGCAACCTTTCTGACGGAACTATCCTTGAGCTTCTGCGCAATGGCGAGTCGATTGAGGATTACGTCGAATATGTAAGCATTTACGACTGATAGCGAGTTAAAAAGCCACGTAAGACAGATTATAACGCGAAAGTCACAAAGGCACTCAAGGGAAAGGGTGTACCCCACCTTGAAGAGCCGATGTACCGCGTATCCGCGTCGGCTTTTACAAAGGCTATAAGACGCGGCAAGGCATCGCAAGGCAGGAACGGCTGGATGGTTGACCTGCATAGCAAAAGCGAATACAAGCGGATGCGGTGCTTTCTTACCCCGGACGGAAAGACGGGTGTAGCGATTAAACGCGACGGGGATGTAGTGTCTGTATTCTCCACAAGCGGCAAACGAGGCGCAATGGCAAAAATCATACCGTTTGCGGTCGCTAATGGCGGTCGCAAACTGGACTGTTATGCTTTCTCGGATGGCCGCAGTTCACTTCATAACATGTACGGAAGATTCGGAGCAAAGGCTCATGGCAAAATGACCTTTGACCCTCAGTATAATCCCGTTTTCCAACGCACGGCGCAGGCCAATCCCGGTATGCGCAGACCCTCTCATGTCGTGGCGATGACGCTGCCGAGCAGTCTTGCCGGTGTCATGCGGGCTTATAACGCGGATAGGAAGATTGACCTTGGCCGCGTGAGGTCGTATGGCGATTATGACAAGATGATGGATGACCGAAACGCGCATCTTGCATTACGCGGAAAGGCAAGCGGTGTCAGAGGCGCACTTGGCGGTGGAAAATAACCAACTTACACAAATACGATTATGGCAAAGATTGACGAACTTATCCCATTCATCCTTTACTTTGAAGCCGGCGTGAGCAAACACTATCTTTCGCTTCCGCCCGAACAAGTGTTTGAACACGCGAAAAAGACAGGCTTCGCAAACGACCCCGTCGATGCCGGCGGCGCGACCATGTGTGGTATCACGATAGCCACCTATAAAGCGTACTGCAAGCGGAAAGGCTATCCCGTGCCTACGGTGTTCAGTCTGCGCAACATCACATACGAGCGTTGGCGCGACGTACTCAAGACGCTTTTCTGGGATAGATGGAAAGCTGATGAGATAAAGAGCCAAGCCCTTGCAAATAACCTCGTCGATTGGGTGTGGGCAAGCGGCGTGAACGGCATCAAGATACCGCAGAGGCTTCTGGGCGTGACGCAAGACGGAATTGTCGGCCCGAAGACGATAGCCGCAGTTAACGCGGCCAACGAAGCGGAGCTATTCACGAAGATTCACGAAGCCCGCATCAATTTCGTGGATGGCATCGTGCGTAGAAAGCCGAGTCAGAAGAAATTTATCAAGGGCTGGAAACGACGCATCAACGCTATCGCCCTCTCCGGGCTGAAATTCACATGATGATTTTACGCAAGAAATCCATAGATGACATTTACCGGCAGGCTCAGTCAATTAAGATTGGGCTTGCTGGTGGTCTTCATGCAAATTGGATTCCAATAATAGACAAAATACTATTTCGCTATGTAGTTAACATTGAAAAATCAGCTGCATACCTACGAAGCGAGATTGCAACAAAGGGAATGGCAATTAAGATTGGACTTTCTGATATGATTAAATTGAAAGAAAAGACCAACAAAGTAAAGGTTTGTTCCCCAATTTACATGGGTCTGATATAATCCAATACGACGATGCCGAAGAAGCGAATTAGTAGCAAAACACCGCGCAAGCCCAAAGCCACACCCTCGTTTGATTACGAGAGCGAGGAATTTTTGTCGCAGGTCGATGCGCTTGCTTTTGAGGGCTTTTACAATACGGAAATTGCTGACGAACTGAACATTAGCCGATACGAATTGGAAATGGCGATTTCACAATGCGAAAAATTGCGCAACACGATAGCGTCTGCACGCGAGCGTGCGCGTGCGCGAGGCGCAGAAATGCCATCCCCGGCTATGTTTGCAAAGGTCTGGGCGAAGTGCAACGGAAAACGCACTCAGCTGATGAAAGAATTTGGAATCGGTTGGACGAAGCTACAATCATGGTTGGCACAAGAGCCTATTTTCGTTGATATTATGGCGGAACGCGACCTTGAGTTTCTGGAACAGATAGATGTCGCAAGTCGCATCCTTGCTTTGGGTGGTGTAAAAGGAAAAGACAATTTCGCCGGCTGGAGCAGATACCCTGATAGTTGGATGATTCGCTTTCATCTGAATACGCTTGGAAGACGCTATGGCTATGGCGAGAACCCCATTCAACAGGAAGTTGAAGATGACGGTATTCCAAACGATATTGAACAGGGTATCGACATTGATAGCTGGATAAAGCAAGAAGTGGAACAGAAGAAACGGAATAAAGAAGAATGATTATCAACCATGAGATATATTACCCCCTCTATACTGACAAGGAACATTTCATCATCCTTGTCACGGGCGGTCGTGGCTCTGGTAAATCATTCGGAATAGGCGGTTTTTTGGAACGCCTATCATTTGAGTTGAAACGCAAAGGTCTATCCAAAGCGGAATCAGACAAGATTGTGCATAAAATCCTCTATACGCGCTACACTATGACCAGTGCGAGCATTTCCATTATACCTGAATTTTTGGAAAAGATAGAGTTTGACGGCACGACCCGGTACTTCCATACGACCAAAACCGACATCATAAACAAGATGACCGGTAGCCGTATTATGTTCCGTGGCATCAAAACATCATCCGGCAATCAGACCGCAAAGCTGAAATCTATCCACGGCATCACAACCTTTGTGTGCGACGAGGCTGAGGAGTGGACTTCCGATAGGGAATTTGAAACAATCGCCTTTTCAATCCGTCAGGTTGGAATCCAGAACAGGATTATCATCATTATGAACCCTACGGATAGCAACCACTTCATCTATCAGAAATACATCAAGGACACGCACAGGATAGAATACTTTGACGGAGTGCCGGTGCAGATTTCCACACATCCGCAAGTGCTTCATATCCATACGACGTATCTTGACAACAAGGAAAATCTTTCGGAAGAATTTATCAGGTCGGCTCAAGAAATGAAAGAGCGCGACCCGGAACGCTACGGCCACATCTTCATGGGCAGATGGGCAGACGTAGCCGAGGGTGCGGTCTTCAAGAAATGGGGTATCGTCAGCGAATTTCCAAAGAACTGCAAGCATGTTGCTCGCGGTCTGGACTTCGGTTATACCAACGATGTCAGCGCGTGTGTAAAATGCGGCGTAATCGGCAACGACCTTTACATCGACGAGCAGATATTTGAAACCGGACTGCTTTCCAAAGACCTCATAAAGAAATTAAGCGAGGATGATTCATTCGTTTACGCCGACAGCGCAGACCCGCGACTGATTGACGAAATAGCTCTCGGCGGCGTAATCATCTACCCCGTGGCGAAGCCAGCAGGAAGCATCATTGCCGGTATTGAGAAGATGAAATCCTTTGACAACATCTTTGTTACGAAGCGGTCATTGAACGTACAGGAAGAATTGCGCAACTATGTATGGGCAAAAGACAAGGATGGCAACTACATCAACATGCCGGAAGATGCCAACAACCACTCCATAGACGCGACCCGATACTATGTACTTGGCTGCATCCTCGGTAAGATTCTCAAGTCGAAGAAAATCAAGAAATCAGATTTAGGAATATTCTAACAACGCCAGATATGAATAACTACTTACAGCAAATCTTAACCTATTTCCGCAACCTCACGCTAAATGCGTCCGGGGTTAGCCGTGACCTGTATCAGCTTTTGCAGGATAAGGACATCAGCCGCGCATTGGATATGCTCCAGAACCGCGATGATGAAGTTGACCAAGCCATCAAGGAATACAATCCGCAGACGCATGACGTGATGAAACGCCCCAACAAATTCCGTAAGGGCGATGACCCCTATATCACGGAAAAGTTGCCACGCACACGCGCCCGCTACATCAACGACATTGAGCTATTCTTCTTGCTTGGCAACCCTATTGAATGGAAGAAAGAAGAGGGCGACGATGAAGCCTTTTCCATGTTCACGGATTTTCTTGAAGAGCAGCATTTCAACTCGCGCATCCGTCAGGCGAAACGACTTGCCGGCGCGGAAACCGAGTCAGCCCTTATTGCGCACATCTACCGCGACGATGACACTGGCGAGCGTCGCGTCAAGCTGAATGTATTGGCGCGTTCCAAAGGCTATCGCCTGCGCCCACTGTTCGACACCATCGGCAACATGACGGCTTTTGCCTACGGATACGTTACGAAACAGGGCGGTCGCAGTGTTCAGCACTGGGATTTCCAAACGCCCAAAATCCTTGCGTTCTGCCATAAGGCGCAAATCGGATGGGAAGTCGAAATCTATCCCAACCCCACAGGCAAGATTAACGTCATCTACTTTCAGCAGCCAAAGGCATGGGATGGCGCGGAAGCCCGCATCAACCGCGAGGAGATGCTTGACAGTAAGACCGGTGACACCAACAATTACTTTTCCGACCCTATCGCCGCTGCTACTGCCGATGTCATTCAGACCATGACCGACCCCAACAAGCCCGGAAAGCTCATCCAGCTTACAGGCGAAAAGTCAAGGTTTGAATACGTCAACCCACCGCAGGCATCGCAGACACGCGACGCGGAAAAATCCGACCTTTCAAAGAGCATCCTCTTTGACACCTACACCCCGGATTTTGACACCGAGGCTATGCGTGGCTTCGGCACACTTTCTGGCGTAGCAATCCGCAACGCTTTCATCCTTGGCTTTATCAAGCGTGACAACCGCAAAGAAATCTACGATGAACTTGTGGGTCGCTTCCGCAACATCGTTATCGCTATAATCGCATACGAGCATCCCGACAAGAGAGCAGCTCTTGAGGCTCTCAAAATCAAATTTGAATTTGCGGAACCATTCGCTGAGGACAAGCAGGCAAAGTGGCAGTCCATCGCAAGCCTGTATCAAGCCGGTCTGATTTCGTTGGAAACCGCCGTGACCATGTTGTCGCTGACCGATGCTCCAGAAGAAGAAATTGCCCGCCTTCTCGCCGCTTTCGCACAGAAACAACAGCAGGGTCAGCAGCCTTCCGCGAACAAAGAAGACAATCCCGCGCAACCCCCTGTAAATGTTCCGCGAGAACCTATCTCAGCATAATATCTGCCATTGTTGTCATATCTGGATGCGTCACGTCTGTGTTAAAGGCGTGGCGCATTGTTTTACGCTATCGTCACAAAATCAGTGTATTAAAGTAAATGCTTTTATTAACAATAGTTAAAAATAAGTATTTACTTTAATTTTTAGGTCAAAATATTTGGTGGATTAAAGTAAAAGCATTAACTTTGCATCGTAATCAATAACCAACCTCAGTAAGTAATAAGTTATGAAACTTAAAGACAACGGCCAAATCGCAATCGACTCGGCAGACATACTGAAACAGAATCGCTATCGTTTTGAAATCGATACAGAAGACATCGTGATGGGCTTCGCTAAAACGATGAAAACGACAACGCGCAACGTTCAAAAGGCAATCAACATGCTTAAAAAGGTGTGCAACGACTGCGGCACTTTCATCTCGCCCAGTGTGCACATTGTAAGCGTCAGAATGTATCAGAACAACGAACTCATTAAATCCCTTAACGCTTAAACACTATGGCGGCAAAACTCAACTACATGCTTTTAGGTCGCCTTGAGTGTGACTGCAAGTATTATCTTGGCAATGGCAATCGTAAGGCCAAACATCTATGGGCTGGCGACGAGCAAGAGCAGATAGATAAGATGCGCGAGCTATGGGATGCAATGCCGGCAGACGGCAAACCAGAATGGCTCACAAGAGAACAGATTGACAACTACGCCAAACAGATGGGCGTTAAATGATATGGCTATGGCAAAAGCAAAATACAACCTCGTTACAACGACAAGAACAACCACCGGCGCGGAGTCGCAGTACGTCAACCCGCTTGGCTCGGTTGAAACCGACGGAATGGAAGATGTTATCCTTGCATGGTGCATCATCGACTATTCAAATGCCCTTATGAAGAAGCTCAGGAGCGAGGGCTACAAGGTCGCCAACGTTGAAGACCATCAAGATTTTCAATGGCGCAAAATTACCCTGTCTGACGGCACGACAATGACCATAACCACTCAAGCAGCGTAATATGTTAGCCACGGATAAGCAAATCAACTATCTGCAACAGTTAGCGGATAAGGTAGAGCGGATGCACAAGGCGCACCCCGGCGCGGTCAAGTGTAAAACCCCATACATCGACTGGCATACGGAACGACACAAGGGCGTGACAACACTGGATGCCTCAATCAGAATCAAGGCATACAAAACCATAATTCGGGAAACCAATTTTGCTTTCATGCTTCTTGGTTTCGCCCAGATGTAACCCCAAAGAACAACGAACAATGGCAACACTTATAAAGGCAGACGGAACGCAGACCGTCGTACACCCGCAAGCCGGCATCGGCAAAAAGTTTACTCTCAAAGAAACGCAGACCTTTGTTGATGGCTACGTGCAATACATCTACCTTGAAAGCGGAAAGATAGCCGTAGTCAATGAAGAGGGACGCATCATGGGGCTTAAACCAAACACCCGCGCAAGCCTTGTAACCGGCTACAATCTTGTTGGCGATGTCTTAATTTGCGATAATAACGAATTAGATTAGGTCAAGAGTAAGAAAATCACTAATTTTGCAGTACAACTAAACGAGAAAAGTACAAAAATGGTAACAATCAAAATAGAATTTGAATACGAGGGCAAGCAGCACAACCTCAAGGCGATGCTTAACAACGACCTGTCAAAGTTAAGCAAAAGTAAAAATAACAACGCCACGGAAATTGTTGATGACTTCGGCGATGATGGGCGGTGGTCTTTGTATTTTGCCGATTTCGATGATGAGCATGATGTCGAAGTGATGATGTATCGTGATGCTGATGGCGATAAACAGCTTGAGGCTGATTATGCAATTATTTGGAACAAAGGCAATAATGGTGTCATAGAAGATGAGATTGATGTAAAATCCAGCGTTAAACACACCTAAAGCATATCATGGAATCCGAGAATTATTACGAGGTGTTTACCAATGTCAATCATGCTGCAAGTAAGCCCTATGTGGTTGAAATGGCTTTTTCGCTTGAAGAAGCACACGAAACGCTTAAAGGCATGAAATCAAGGGTATGCGGAAAGCGACCTCGCAAATTCAAAGGTACATACGCCGATGATGAAGATGCGCCACTCGTTAACTTTGAAATTGTGCGCGTTATTGATGGCTGCGCCGAAGAAGATGCCACGTATCAGACAGATTGGTATCACGCATTACGAAAATAGAATTACTTGATGAAACAAAGATATTGATTACAAGCGTCTTCATACGCACTTATTGGGTAGCCTCGGCACTGCGCCGGGGCTTTTCTTTTGCACTGGCGTTCCGCGATTAAATTTGATGCTTATTTTTCTTGAAAAAAGTTGCTGAAAAATTTGCACAATTAAAGTATTTACTTTAACTTTGCAGTGTAATCAATAACACCAATATAAGTGAACAGTATGGATACGACTAAAGAACTGAACGCAAGACTTGAGATAGTAAACCTCAAGGGATACAGATTCAACACGCCCAAAGGCATCTGTACGATGCGCGGCTTCGCCTTTTACATCAAGGGCAAGGGCTTTGTAAGATTCAAACATGACCTCCCCGGCTTACCTTATGCGCCATGTGGCGGCAGAAAGGCGTTACTTTCAATCCTGAACAGTGGCGGCTTCGTGAACTATGACGGCTTAGAATTTACCAACCCTATCAGCGAAAACTAAACGACCATGACAACAGAACAGCGCAAAGCGATAGCTGCGGAAGCAAAGATACCATTCTGCAACGTGGCAGCTTTCAGAAATCCCGACAATGCAAAGAGTTATCTTCGGCACACGGTCAAGATGAACATGATGATGCGCGTCAAGGGCGAATACTGGATAGTGTCGCCTGCGGAAGCTGAACGCCTCAATAAACTTGGTTACGAATACGCTAAATTTTAATCGCCATGACAGCAAAGCAATCCCTTAAAAATTACATAGCCTATCTTATCGGCAAGGGTCAGAGCATCGGCTTACTTGAAGCAGTCAAGACAGACGTACCACGCGCCGACGGCATCGCCGGCACACGCGAATTTGAAATCACGGAACTTTACCGCGATGGTCGCGGTGTTTGCCACATCAGCGACGGCATCAATCGCCGCAGTGTTCACGAACTTACGGAAAGCCAGTGCAAGCATATTCTTGTTAACCTTTAATCAGCAGCATCATGGGTATATTAAGACTTGAACGAGTCCACGGAACGGATTACGAAAATTTCAATGCCGGCTATGCGCTCTACGAGGATGAAGCCGGTCGCCAGTATAGCGGATATGTAGGTCGCGGAAACACGCCAGACCCTCGTTTCTGGGCTACACTTAATCAATATTGGGAACGCGACCTCAGTATCTTCACACGCGAATATTGCGAATATCAGGGCATCGACCGCCCACAGTACACGCAGATTGAAATCATCGGCTAACAATCTCGTCATCAGCGAAAAGCGGAAGCCGACAGCCATAATCGGCTTATAATGGGCATGTAGTCACGTCTGCCGGGATTTGAATAGCAAAAGATAAAGCATTTACTTTGTTAAATAATCTTAAATAAAAGTATTTTCTTATATTATTATTTGGTAGATTAAGGTATTTACTATAACTTTGTAACCGTAATCAAAACCCAATAAGATATGAAGACTACAAACAACCCCTACAAGATTGAACATGTCAGCGATTTTGGCATGGCCTATTATCAGGTAGTGCGCAAGCGCGATGAAGCCATTCTCTACGCCAATAGCAACATTGACAACATCGCCTCTTTCATTCTTGACGAGGGCATCGACGTGGCCGGCTTTGACGCAGTGCCAGAATTTGCAAGCAATCACGTTTTCTAAATCTGAACGACCATGACAGCTACAATAGAACTTATACAGGAGGCAACCCCAAGAGGCGAATACAAGCCCACAACGCTTGACGAGCAAAAGGCTAAAGCAGACATTCTCGTTACGGCGATTGACAGCCACTATGAAATCGTGGTAAAGAACCCAAGCATAAAGCTCAAGGGGCGCGGCATCAAGCGTAGCACGTATATCGGCAACATCTTCTATGTGACCGAGCGCGTCTATAAGCAGCTATGCAAAGAATACAACGTAATGTGCGACTTCTAAACCACCCGGCTATGACATCAAAAGAGAAGATTTACGCGCAAATCCTTGAAACGCGGAACGCGATAGACAGGCTGGACGGCAAAGAGCCACGCTACGACATCGACAAGTGCCTACGCACCAACTATGCGCAGACGCACACAAGGGCGGAGCTTAATGCAGAACTGGGCATCGCCCAATCCTGCCTACGGAACGCCCGGCATAAAAAGGCGATTAAAAAATGGTACGGCACTCCCGCCGGCATTGCCTACCGCGAAGAGCGCGAGGCCAAAATCAAGAACCTACGGCGCGAAGTCTTGAATACCCACCGCGATACTACAAGCGACGTGCATCGCTTCATTTATCAGCATCTCGGCAAGCAGTGGCGTGTGCGCGTCATCGGCGAAAGAGCCATGACGATAGAACTACTTAATAAGGACGGAAAGAGCCAATTCGGTTACGACATCGAGCTTTACTACGGTCACGAAACACGCGACCCGGATAAGTTTGAAATCAGTTGCTCAAGTGTCGGCGGCTACGACCCCACACAGGACTCAAGCAGACTTGACTATTTCATAGGCCTGACCACGCTTTCAAAGTATGACGTGGCCACGGAACTAAAAAGCCTCTTGAAGTCTTTCTCGGATTGTTGCTACCGACAAGGCAATGAAATCTACCGACTTGAAAACGAACTTGAAAACCCACCTTGCAATGGCTAAAGAGAAAGAACCGGTATTGTGCTACTTTCATTTCATGTATAACCAATGGAATGAACAAACCGCGCAAAGGGTATTTGCAGACGCTTCATGCGGCTGGGAGTACCTATGGCAGAAATGGATGCGTTTCTGCGATGATTACGGCCACTACGGTGCGATAATGATGTATTACACCGAGGGTCTTGACTACGGACTACAAGAGAAATTATCAAAAGCAGCATACGATTTTTACAATGGCAGATAAAACCACCTTATCACCCATCAACCTCAACCAGTTTGAGGCTGATACACGATTTGACATTCGTGACGCAATGCCCGAACTTGCCGTATTCACGATTTTATGGCATAACATGGACTACGGAACTGACCCCGTGAGAGTCGCTGAAACTACAAAGGCACACATGCTGACCCTGCCCTTCGTCTTCGCAATACGCGACAGGCTGCGCAAGGATGGCAGATGGCCGGAAGAGCGTAACCTTGAGAACTGCGGCATCCTTACGTCGATACTGATGCTCAAGGTCGCGAAGATTGACCCGGTGAAGCTGAAAGAAATGCGCGATACAATCTCACGCGAGGCAATCGCCCATAGATTCTTTTAACGCCTATGTTTAACGAATTTCAACCCATAAGGACGCTTGCGGAAGTAATGGCTTTCGCAAGCTACCTTTACTTTGACCTTTCGACCACATTTCATCCCGACGATGATTTTGCCGAATATGTCGCGCAAGACGGTAAGCCGGCATTTACACCAATCCGCGCATCCCGACTCAACGAGCGCATGTCGGAATGTCGCAAGGTATGCAAGGCTTTCGGCGTTGATATTTACGACACAATGAACGTCGCCGCCATCTATTTTGAAGCCATTGCATCCGGGCAAGACGTAGAACAGGCGAGAAAAGCCGCTTATTTCGCGTCTGACGGCTCGGAATAGGTCAAAACAATAAGATGTACCACTCGCACGTCAAACGCCGTTTATTGCGCGTCTATCGCGTTATTACGGCTATTCTATCCCACTGCCCGCCTACGACATAACGATAAGCACAACAAAAACCGACAAGAATATGACATTAGATGAATTTCAGCAGCAATCAATCACCTACGTCAAATGGAGCTGGACTGGCGACTACGCCGCACACTTGTTAAGCCGGTTCAATGACCGCAAGGAATGTAGCAAGATATTCAGCCGTTGCCGACTGGTCGCATATCGCAACTGCATCTCAATCGGCGATGCCCGTCATCATCTGATAAGTGCCGGCAAGATTTGAAACGCCTGAACAAAGACGGAAAGAGTGATGTTATATTTCTTTCATTCTTTCATTCTTTATTATACTCTCTATATTCTTTATTCTTGTTTATGGCTGTAAAACCCGATTTAAGTAAAATAGCATCTTTGGAACATGCTAATAATTAAGGTATTGAACGGGTATTTTGCTGGCGGCTTGTTGGCTGTTGGATGTTTCTTTGATGGCTGGCGTGTTTAAGTAAACATGGCTTACCGCACTGAAAATAAAAGAGTTTGTCGATGTGTTTTGTTGGTCATTGACTCGGATTTACTTAATAAACTTTATTAAGTAAAAACGCACAAAAATCGCGGAAAAATCGCCTTGATGGTTGTCTGATGTTTCTTTGATAGTTATTTGTTGGCTTTTTGTTGGTTATAAAATTAAGTAATTTGTTGTAATATACTGATATTCAGATTAAAATAAGCGCGTTTTGTTGGCTGTAATAATGCACCGAGTTATGTCTTAACCCGGTACATTGTGATTTTGCTGAAATATAAGGATTTACGGCTTTCGTTTCCCAAGGATAAACGAATGGTAGTCACCGAACTTCCGGCGCACGATATACGCTCCTTTTTCAAGTCGTTCCCATCCAGCTTTCACATCTTTGATGTCGATTCCGAGCGCCTTTGATACCATGATGTCAGTTACACAGAAAGGCGCGTCACCGGCTGATTTTATTCCATTCCGAAGATAGGCGTATATCGCTACATCGTAGGCGGTTAACGAGATATTCGGAATGGGTAACACCTTGCCATCGGCAAGCTCTTGGCGCATCTGGTCGGCCAGTCGTTTTGACTCCGCGAATACGGATTCAAGGCTTTCAACCGGTCGATGCGCCTGCTGACGTTCAAGTTCCATCCAGCGCAACACAAGTCGCGCACGAGATTCATCGTTGAACTTGGTGGCGATGTAGAGGCACTCTTCTTTCGTTAGATTGTAGCAAGGGAGGACGCGCCCGGTTGGGTCGGTGTATTCACTAAGCGTAAAATTGCGCCCAGTAACCTTATACCACGCTTCTTCCATTTTGCGGATTGAACGCATCAGGTCTTTATGACGTTTCTCCGCTACTTCTGCAATTAAGAGCGATGTCATTGTGGGTTGTTGAATTGGTAATGTTTCCATTTGTTGTCGGTTTGTGGACGACCCATGTTTCAGAGTCGCCCGGATTAATTTAAGCTGCGGCTACTGATTCTATCAGTTCCGTATCTATAGCTGCGAATGGTACGTCAATTTCATTGCCGTCCTCATCGCACGTCCATACATTGTAGCTGAATATCTCAAGAGTGGGTTTGTTCTGCGCGTACACGGATACGGTGATGTCATTACCGACCTCTATCGTGAGGTTGAAATATCCATGCACAACCGGGTTGAGGGCGGCCACGGCTGCGGCTACGGCAAGCGATGCCGTTTTTGAGTCGAATTTGATTGCTTGCATAGTCTTTGATTTTATGGGGTTGATGTTGTTATACAATTTTCACAAGATTGCACTTCTTGAAAGAGCGAAATTCCTGTTTGTCGGTGTCGAAGTACACCTGAACGGTTTCGTTGGCTCTGCGGCCTGTGCCTTGCGTTTCTGGCAGACGGTGAGGGTCAAGTGTGCCAAACGCTTGTCTTAACGTGCCGTCGATTTTCTGAAAGAAGAATTGCACGATACCGCCACGCATAGCCTTTGTTACTTTGGCGTTGAGCCATGCTACCTTGAGGGCTTCTGCCATCGTGTAACCGTTACGTCTGACGAACATCCACGCGGTCTGCATGATTTGTCGCAATTTTGATTTTCTATCGTTGCTCATATTCTTGGTCTTTAATTGTTGTTTAACTTTGATGATGCAAAGATATAGGATAAAATCTATATCTCAAAATAAATTATAGGGTAAATTCTATTTCTTAACAAAGATTAACAATAGGTTAAACTCTATGCTTTAATTAAAAATATAGAATATAAGTTGTGAGTTTAATTATTTCTTCTTAACTTTGCGCCGTAAAATTATAGAACAAACCCTATGGATATAAAACAAAAAATCAAAATGCAGGGCTTCACCATTAGTGAAGTCGCATCAAAGATGCCAAATGGCAATGGCGGATTAGGGATAAGCCAACCATCCCTGTCGGCTATTATCAACGGAAATCCCACGGTCAATAAGTTGAAAGACATCGCCGACATAATTGGACTTACCTTATCTGAACTTGTTTCAGAAGATGATGGAATGAATATGATAGCGGCTTGCCCTCATTGTGGAAAGCCAATAACAATCAAAACTACAATAGAATGAAACATTTACTTAAACCAGCAATCATCCTTGTTTTGGGAATGATTGTCTTATATCTCCAATCATGCGACCGACCTAATCAAGTTGATAATACGCTATTTGGGTTTCGTTTTGGGCAAACACAAATGGAAGTTGATAGCGTTACGTCTAATAGAGGTTTCCGAAAACTTGCATGGGTCAATTCCACCGGTTATGAGGGACGACTTGATACGCTTGGTGTTAGATGGATGCAGATAGAAGCAAGGTTTGAAAAAGATTCTCTCTGTTCCATTGCACTACTCGCGCATAAGGATTCGGAAGATGATGGTCGTGTTTTCGAGAGTAAGATTAACGATGTGCTGGAAAACCATTTTCATGTATTCGGAAAGCGGTTAGAGCAAGAACCGTATGAAGAATATGGAGCATGGATTTTTGGCAATTACGTTGTTTCGTTTATCCCCAAAGGAGAATATTTTGCAGTTTTGCAAATATGCCCATATTCCGAAGATAATGCTAAAACGGCAAGGCTTGAATACATCGACTATAAAATAGACGAGAACTTAAAGAAGCTCGCTAACGCTATGGCTGGTTATATTAAGGCAAGAGAAAGTGGTCAATCTACCATGAGGGAAGTTTATGTGGATGATGTACGCTCTGCAAATGGTTTTCTAAATAAACATTACGACCTTATGACCCCCAGACAAAAGGAACTCTTTGACAAACTAAGGAATATTACTTATTGATTTATTTGGAATAAGCAAATAAGCGCATCAGTCATCACGACTGGTGCGCTTTCTTTGTTGTATCAATGTTGTATCAATTTCCAGATATGCTGATAAAACAAATTCGGCAACGCATTGGTATTGCGCGGAATAGAATTTAGCATTGTGGTGCCACCACACCACTAAAAAGGCGACACGCCTCTCGGCGCATCGCCATAGGAAAGGGTGTGTGAAAAAGGGGTCATTGTTGTTTGATTTCAGCAGTCACGCCGTTAGTGTCGGTCACGTCTGCCGGGTTAATCGCTTTTGCGGTATCGGGATTTTCAGCAGCCACGGACAATCCTAAATCGCAGAAGCCCTTGCAAGCTCCGCGATAGCCGTTGAAAAAATCAGTGGCGGTCATGCGTCGCTTACTCGGCATCTGCAATTCAAGTACGGAAAGAAGATTGTCGCCACAGGCGATGTATAGTTTACGGTCTTGCCAGAATAGCTCGCCGGGGACATGGTAGCCACGCGGTATGCCGGTCTTTTCCGTTCTGAAAATCTTGATGCTCATGGCTTGCTTACCGAGCATAGCTAATAAAGTCCAAGCTGATGGGATTGGAGTAAGTGCGCGTATGAAGTCATAGACGTAATCGGCTGGCTTGAGCCACGGAATGATGCAGTCCTTTCGGTGCAGCTTCGGTGCGTAGCATGGCTGGATGAAGTCGCAGATAAGCTCCGACTGAGGAATGGGGTTGCATGAATGGGCTATGCGCTGGATTGCATCGTCTATCATTTCCGCGCCGGCAATGCGTAGCTTGATGTGAACGTCTTCCGCGTTATCATCTTCATCAATGCCGATGGCAAGATTGTTTATGATGCCGCCGGTGTCGATTTTGTCTTCAAGCATGAACGTTGTCACGCCGGTCATGGCATTACCATCCTTGATTGCGGATGCAATAGTGGAAGCCCCGCGATACATGGGCAGCATAGATGAGTGGAGGTTGATTGTACCCCACGACGGAATGGTGTATAGCGCACGTGGCAGTATTCTGAACTCCACTACTACGCCGAGCGTCGCATGAAGATTGTGGATGTGCCGCAGAAATCTATTAGAGTCAAGTTTCCGTGGTTGAAAAACAAGGATACCCATAGATTCGGCATAAACCTTGACCGCAGACTTGCGCACAATCTTTCCGCGACCACATGGCTTATCCTCCATTGTGACCACGGCGGCAACATCATAGCCGCGCTCTACAAGCATCTTGAGTGTCGGTAGGGCGAACTGTCCGTTTCCGAAGAAGACGATGCGGATTTTATTCCGTTCTGCCGGCTTCGCTGCATCGTATTCCGGATAGGCTACGATTTCCGTTTCATCAGCAGCCGTGTAACCGCCATTACGCAGACGCACCAAGTAAGAGCCATCTTCTACCGGGTATAGAATCTGACCCTGACTTAGTATTCCTTTGCCTTCATTCGCGCATAACAGGCTTGATGGAACTTGTACCGATTGTCCTACGCGATAGATGGGCGTTTTCATCGCGGTGTGGCTGTCTTGATGTCGATGCGCGAGCCGCACTGGGGGCAAATGATTGTCGCCGGGTTGGGCGCAAGGTAATCCGTGAAAAGCGAAGCCGCGGGTACGTCAAGGGCTTCCGCAATCTTCTCAAGTGTTGAAATGTTCGGATTGTTCTTTTCGTTCACGATGCCGCCGAGTGTCTGCGGCGTGATTTCCATCTTGTCCGCAAGCTGTTTGAGGGTCATCCCCTTTGAAGCAACGATTGCTTTAATTCTGAACTTTGACATAATAAGTATTTTACTGATTGGGTTATTTTGGGCTGTTTTCTGCAAAGTTACTGTTCCGTAGGCTTATAAAACGTGCGCCAACTGCAAATAATTGTTAAATACTGATTGAAATAATAGTAAATACTTGCACGGTAAATAATATTAGTGTATCTTTGCATCGGTTAAATTAAAGACGACCACCTTAACAATGAACCAAGCAGAGAACGCCATAGAAGAGGATTTTGACGATTACGCATACGATAGCAACTACGACCTTTACGATAGTCTGGATTGCGAAGACGTGCGCGATATGACCGACCGACCCTCGCGTTTCGTTCAACGCCACATCTTGCCCGGTCTGCACCCCTTGATTGAAGAAATAAGGGCTAACAACGGCGCGGCGAAGATGGGCGAAGAATTAAGATGCCCTATGTGCGGAAGAAAGTTTGTCAAGAAGTCTTATCAACAGAAATTCTGCACAAATGACTGCAAGGTCAAATACCACAACAAACGACAGGTATGGTACTGACACAAAGAGTAAATATCCCGCTTTTCAGGGAGACGCAGATGTTCAGCGAGCAAGTATCTACCGCCGGCATACGCAATGCTGTGATGGATGGGCGTGTTATGCGCGTCCTGCCACACGCGGAATGGATGAAGTTTTCATGGGCTGAAATCCGCACGTTGCTTCACGAAACCGCCACTTATGTTGTGCCGACCGAGGAGCTTATAGACTACCTTGACGAGCTTATCGGCGAAGAAAAGGCGATTGAGATTTGCGCCGGCAACGGATATATTGGAAGCAATCTTGACATAATGATGACCGATAGCTATCAGCAGCGGGATGACAAGATGACAGTAATGATGTACGACCTTATGAGGCAACCGCGCATCAAATATCCCGGCTCGGTCTTGAAAATGGAAGCGAGCCAAGCAGTACGACGCATGAAACCGCATACTGTTATCGGATGCTATGCCACGCATAAATGGCGTGATGACGTTCAGAACGGAAATGATAAGGGCGTTGACTTTGCCGACGTGTTCGCACACATTCATCGCCTTGTGCTTGTGGGTCACAAAGAAACACACAAGTATAATCCGATGATGGAATTGCCGCATAAGGAAATTGAATTACCCGGCTTGCTTACAAGAGCTGCCGACCAGTCATTAAACCGAATATTCATCTGGGAACACTGATATGGAAACAGCAATAAACAAAATCACGCCGACAATAGAGCAAATGCGCCACTTGCAATCGCTTGGCGACAAATGCGACGACGCAAGCATGGTCTATCATCCGGTATCTGCACATTCTGAAATCTTCAAGTTGGAAGTTGGGAATGTGGAACACAAACGCGAGTTTTGGAACAATCCCAAGCGCATAGCATTGGTGGGCGAGGATTTTTACAATCGGATGCACGGGCGTGACGTGCCAGCATACACCGCCGATGACCTTATGACGAAATTGCCGGAATCAATTCTTATCAACGGCATTTGGCATCGCCTTTTCATAGGCAATAAACATGAAGACGATTTGCGCGTCTTCGCGGCATCTTATTCTTTCAGAGATGATAGCGGAAGATTTGTAGCTGCGCGTCAGGACACCGAATGGGAGTCAACAATCTTTATTCAGTTGCTCTATGCCGTGTATCTATGGTGTATTGAAAACAAACATATCAATCTTACGGAAAAATGACTATCGAAGAAGTCCTTACACTGATAAGCAGCATCGCATTTATTTGCTGTCAAGGCTGTCTTATTGTCTTTTGCATAATGCTATGGCGGCAGAACCGGGCGCGGAAGAAGCGCGAAGAAGAATACGAGCGCGACCTTGAAGCCTTGCAGAATCTTTCTGGCGATGAATACTGGAAAGCGTATAACGAATTTAAGCAAAAGTACATCAAATAAATAATGACATGAAATTACTATTTTTCGATTTAGAAACAACCGGTACGATGGTCAACAAGCACGGAATACATCAAATATCCGGCTTCATCGTTATCGACGGCGAAATTAAGGAGAAATTCAATCTCCATGTTCGCCCCAATCCACAGGCGCAGATTGACCCCGCCGCATTAGAGGTGGCAGGCGTGACGGAAGCGCAAGTCAAGGCTTACCCTCCGATGGAGCAGGTGTATGCCGGTTTTGTGGATATGCTATCCAAGTATGCCGACCGCTACAACAAGAAAGATAAATTCTTTCTCGTCGGCTATAACAACGCATCATTCGACAATCAGTTTCTCCGTGCGTGGTTCATTCAGAACGGCGATAAATACTTCGGCTCATGGTTTTGGGCTAACAGTATAGACGTGATGGTAATGGCGACACCTTACCTTGCAGAACGTCGCGCCGATATGGAAAACTTCAAACAGGGCACAGTCGCCAAGACCCTCGGTATAGTCGTGGAAGATGACAAGCTGCACGATGCCCTCTACGACATCGAAATCTGCAAAGCTATCTACGACAAGGTTTGCGGAAAGTATTAACCATTAACCATCATACCAAATGAAAATCAAGAAGCAAAAGTCGTTCAAGAACGGTACGGTGTACTGCCTTGAGCTGGCGGACGGAATGTTAGTAGAAACAACCGACACCTTTCTGCCATTCTACACCAAAGACGCAATCGGTCGCAAGCAGAATTTTCTTGACAACAGTCAGCTCGGCAGTCGTGCGGAACGCTGGATGATAGGCGTATCCACGATGAGCGGATGCCCGGTTCACTGCAAATTCTGCGCAACCGGCAACATGAAGCGTTGGCGTAACCTCACGGCTGATGAAATTGTCGGTCAGGTGGAATTTGCCATCGCACAGGCAGGGTTTAACCCGGCTGATGCCCGCGAGTTCAAAATCAACTATACGCGCATGGGCGAGCCGTTCTTGAACATCGATGCGGTTAAAGAAGCCATCGCCCGCATCACGGAAAAGTATCCGAACACTCATCACTACGTTTCAACCATCGGCATCGCCGGCAGTGATTTCTCCTTTGTCAAGGGGAACGTGACACTCCAGATAAGTCTGCATAGCTTTGACGAAGACAAGCGCAACTGGCTTATCCCTTACCCCAAGAAGATGACTATCGAAGAGCTGGGGCGCATACGCACGGAAAGCAACCTTAAAACGACCATCAACCTTACACTCGTTGACGAGTCGGATTTCGATGCTGAAAAGCTGGCGAAGTATTTTGATAAGGATTATTTCTTTGTCAAGCTGTCGCCTATCAACCCCAATAGCATATCGGAAAAGAACAATCTCGGTAACGGTGTTATCGAGGGCGCGAACATTGTATAACCACTTAACACAACAGTCACATGGAAGCAATCAAGAAACAGCTTGACGCTATGGGTTACGATTATGCAGTCGCTATCGCAACCAAGTCGGAAATTGAAAACGGAGCCGCCTGCGGACAGCTCGCAATCATCACTGACTAATCCCGACAACCCGGCGGCTTGAGGGATGCTTCGGTATTCTTCAAGCCGCCATTACCCTTGAAACGATGGAAAAATTTCTACTGGCACTCCCGATATTAGGCATGGTTGTCTTGTGGGCATCCCACTATGGGCATACGTGTCTTTCAAAGCATACAAGCGGAAGCTGCGCCACATCTATGACGAAATCAAGATTGGCGACCGCTATCAGTTCACAATGCCGCCGTTGCATCCGTTTGACGAAGCCCATGTCTACAAGGCGACCATTATAGGCAAGGCGTTAGCCGGTGGAAAATCCCCGTGGGTACAATATCGCTACGATGACGGCTCGGTGTCGCAAGATAAATTAGGCGAGTTTTTGACGTGGCATGAAGCAATAACCGATTAAAACTTTGAACAATGGAAAGAGATGAAAGCAAGACAACTCGGCATGAGTCTTTTGGTATAATCAAAGCCCATCGTATTGTAGGTCATTCTGGCTTCATGTATGGCTCTGATGTGAAATTGGATAGCTTCATCCAAATTGAAATTACCAAAAACTCAAGCGTGGAATATGACCGAGTATTGGGCCGCAGAACCTATTCGTCAAACAAGATGGAAGATTCGGTTGTCGCCATCAAGATGACACCGGCGCAATTCGCGGAGTTTATTACAACACTGAATATTGGCAACGGTACACCTTGCACCATAGAAGAGATTGGCGGCGAGCGAATAGACCAGTTTAAGGAAGAAATTCAGGGTCGTGTTGATTACGAAATAGAGAAGCTGCGCAAATCCCTTAAAGAACATCGCAGGCAATTCAATAGGGCGAAAGAGGCAATCATACCCCTTATCGATAAGCTCCCCAAGAAACGCCAAGAAGTTATTTTAAGCATCATTGAAAGTGTAGCTACCAGTGTATGCTCAAATACGCCTTTTTATCTTGATACGCTTACGGAGGTCGTGGAAGAAGTTACGGCAACCGCCAAAACCGAAATTGCAAGTTTTATCGGTATGGCGCAGAACATCGCCACGCTACCTCAGAATAGGGCTGGCGTAGATACATCTAAATTACTCCCGGAAGCATCTCATGAATGATAACGTAAAGCTCACTGCGGAACAAATCCGCAAGATGAAACACGCCATCGGCTTCGCTCCGGCAAAGGCTAAGAAAGGATGCTACAAAGCATATCGCAACTACTTTGTTTCATGGAACGATGATGCAGACTGGGATGGTATTGTTGCCGCCGGTCTTGCAGTCAAGCGTAAGGATATTTTCTACGAGCTGAATGTGGTGTATCATCTTAACGCCAAAGGTATTGAGTTTCTATCAGAAATTACGGACATCAAAATAACAGAAGCAGAATGACATACGAAGCAATCATGTACGGCATCAAGTGCAATCGCTGTCAACAAATCTACGAAGATAGCGAGGGTGCGAATCTTGCCGTCGATAGACATGGCGACTTGGAAGAAAGCGCACAAGAAGATGGGTGGTACGTCAACGGTGATAGGCACTATTGCCCCAACTGCTACACCATAAACGAAAATGATGAGGTCGTAACAAAGCCTCTTATCGACTACTATTTCTTCAAATTCAGGAATGTATTGCAGATGCTTACCGGTCGGCAATACACTTTCTCTGAAACGGAAACCCTCTTTGTGCTGAAAAGCAACTATTGCTACAAACGTCTGAACGAGGCGCAGTCTTTGATATTGCGCGACATCATCCCCGATTTCGTGGTCGATTATAGAACGCCAGAAAAGATAAGGGGCAAACGCTACGAAACCGAAACCATCCGTATCCCCAAAGATTTTAAGCACAAGTAAAATGGAGGTATTGGATAGACACCAACTTTTAGAGCTTCAAGCTCTGGGCTATAAGCCGGGAAAGAAGCCTAATATTACCCTTGAAGATATACTGTGTGTACTGCCATCGGAACTTGACAAGGACGGCAATCATAGTAACCTCACCCTGACTGCCCCGGACAAGCAATACATAGAGCGATGGGTCTGCGGCTATCATAGTTATGACGTGAAAAAGATGGCGCACTGGTATTACGAAGCCGAAACCCCGCTTGATGCCGCTTATGCGCTATTAAAAGGGTTCATTATGCGATACGGAACTGAACAATTAAACAAGTTATAATATGCTTATCCAAATCACTAACCGATGCCAAGAGGGATGCCGGCACTGCCTGCAAAACTCTCTGCCAGACGGCCCGCACATGACAGAAGCGATGTTTAAGCGCACCCTTGCTTTCGGTAAGTTTCTGCGCTGCATGACCTACGTGATAAGCGGCGGCGAGCCTACGGAACATCCGCAGTTCTATGAGTTCTGCAAGATGCTGAACACTTTCATCAGCAAGAACGGCAACAAGGCCGCTTTTACCGTCGTATCTAACGGAATGTGGTATCCCGAACAAGCTGAAACGATGCGGAAGCTGGCTCGCCTTGAGCATTATGCCGGGATGCAGGTCTATACCAATCAACAGTGGTATAAGGACTACGATTTTATCATGGCGCACAAGAAAGACTTGGAAGCCATTGAAAAGATTTCGGTTGATACCGAGCCGTTGCAGATGCAAGACCTCGGAAGGGCGCGATTCAATGAAGACGCACAGCTTGAAGTGGCGAAAAATCCCTACCACATGTCATGCCTCAACGGTCATCTTATCTTCAAGCAAGTATCGCCTATGCGTCGGCTTGAGGGAATGTTCATCAACGGAACGATGTGCAAGCCCCTCGTCGATTTCAGAGGCAATGTTCACCTGTCGGAGTCATGCCTATGCCCATCTTTCGGAAACGTAGATACCGACCTGCACATGGATATATTTCGTAATCTACAAGAAGCAACCCCATGCCTCAAATGCGCCGGCGGTAGAAAGTACATGGAATCAACAGCCCCAGACATCGTGCGGGCTAAAAACATCATCGGCGTATGAGCAAGATAATCTATCAGGAACGCGGAATAGACGTGCTTGATGATGGGCGAATCCTGCTGACCATCTGCCCCAAGTGTAGGCATGAAAACTATGCGCTGAACGTAAACTCCGGCATCTGCACGTGGTGCGGCTACAACGCCCATGAAGACGCAGAACTGAAAAAGCGAGCAATCAATCACAAAGAAGACAACGAATAATGGAAGCAATAACCGAAAAGGATGTAGAAATCATCGACCAGTGGTATAAGGATGCTCCCAAGCAGACCATTGAAACACTGCCGGATTTTATGAATCATGTTCTGAACGACTATTACCACGACTACGGAACGATTTGCAAAGCCATCGGCACGTGTGCAATCGCAGCAGCGTGGGCGGCTAACGCAAGTCCGGGTTCTCGTGGTGGCATAACGGGCTTTCAGGCCGGCGCAGTAATGTGGGAGTTTATTAGACACTGGAACCGCACAGGGAACAAGACTGGGATGTGCCTTATCGACTACGATGATATGCTATATCCGCAATACGAAAATAGATTTGCCAAGACCATTACAAAGGGTCAGATGGAAAACCTTATCGAAGAGGCGAAGAAGCACATCGCCGAACACGAAAGCAACCCCAAATCAATGGTACATCCGGAGGTTCTTGCGCATTGGAAGAAAATCGCGCAAGGCATCCCGCCTTACGGATACAAGGTCGTAGATGAAAAATTCTGACTTAATATCACAAAACAAAATGAAATTTACCATCAACAGTAAGGCTCTTTTGAGCCGTCTGGTTGCCGCCGGCAAAGCCGTAAGCAATCGCCCCACGATTTCCATTCTGGGCAATTTCATGTTCGCCCTTGATGGGAAGACCGTCACAATTACCGCATCCGATACCGACAACGTGGTAATATCGCGCATTGAAGCCAACGATGCCGAGGGTGCTGGTAGTGTCTGCATCGACGCAAAGCGCGTCACGGAACTGCCCAAGGCAATGCCGGACTGTCCCGTGGTGTTTGAAATCAACGATTCAACCCACGCAACCATCATCCGCTACACCAACGGAAAATACAATCTGTCTGGTCTGCCCACCATAGACTATCCTATCGGCGAGGCAGACGAAACGGAAGTTAAAGGCGTATTCACAATGCCGGCTTCGCAGATTCTCAAGGCACTGGATGTTGTCGGCTTCGCCACATCCAATGATGAACTTCGCCCCATACTGAACGGCGTATATTGGGACATTACGGAAGATGCCGTTACATTCGTAGCCACCGATTCCCATGTACTCGCCAAGTATCGCAGTACGCAGACCGCCCCCGGCAAGGTTATGAGCTTCAATCTGCCCAGCAAGTCAATCGCGCTTATCCGTGCCTTTATCGGAAAGCAGAGCGACATAAAACTGACGGTCAGCGAAAGATTCGTCATCTTTGAGGGTAGCGACTTCAAGGTACGCTCTACGCTTTACAACGGAATGTACCCGAACTACAACCGCGTTATCCCCGTCAATCAGCCCATCTCTATCACGGTTGACCGCATGGACTTCGCTAACGCTATCACACGTGTTGCCATCTGTGCCGACGCACAGACCCCGGTGCTTCGCCTCAAGATTGCAGACGGAAAGATTGACATCGTGGCGCAGGACATCAGCTTCAACATCGGCGGCGAGGAGAAGGTGACGTGTGACTACACCGGAACGCCGATAGAAATCGGATTCAGTTCAACCTACCTCAAGGGCGTACTTAACGCGATAAACACGCAGAACGTCGTGATAAAGCTGGCGGAGGCAAGCCGACCCGGATTGTTCCTGCCCGCTGAAAACGACGAATACGGCGAGCTTACGCTTTTATGTATGCCCATGAATATCCAGCCGGCGTAATGAAAGAAGAAAGAGGCGATTTAGCCATAGGTAGAAAGTTTGATTTCAGGAACGAGTGCCTTTATGCCAAAGAGCATGGAATTGAATACAATGAGATGCTCAAGCGGGTCATCAGACAAGAAAAGGAATGGTGCGCAAGAAGTATCTTTCAAGCTATCCGGCTTTACAATCTGATTGACTATGATATAGAGGTAAGCGACAACATGGAAGTGACTGTTACTGCCCGGCTTCGCGGCGTGATACCGCCGGAGAGGCTGCAAGAGATGAAACGCCAATCCGATGAAGAAAGTAATAAATAAAATCAAAGACATCCTATCCGGGATTTTTGCAGTCATTGTTTGTCTTATTCTTGCCATCATGCTTTGGCTAATCGGCGATAAGACAGGCAAAGACTGCGACCCGTGGGATTGCTATCAGTAAGTCATGCAAAGAGTCATTAAATTTCGCGGAAAATCCGTTGTCGATAATTCGTGGGTCTATGGCGACCTAATCCACATGAAAGGGCGTAAGATGGCGATATGGCCAACGGAAGAGCAATACGATGGCGGCGCAATAGAGGTTATACCTGCTTCGGTAGGTCAGTACACCAATTCACGCGACTGTTTCAAGAAAGAAATCTACGAGGGTGATATTGTGCGCCAGAAATGGGAAACTACTGTGATAGATGAACACGATGACGCATATTCGGCAAAAGGAACGCAGACCGGCATTGTGTGTTTGCGCACAAGAGGTGTCTGCATGTCGCCCTGCCTGAAAGAAAACGACCTTACGGAAGATGCGCTGCTGACGAAGAATGTACCTGTCACCGGGTGGCGTTCTGAAATTATCGGCAATACAACCGACAATCCCTCGCTATTTGAAGAAATCTGTAACCCTTAACCAATTAACCCTAACTGCAATGAAAAAGTACATCGGTACGAAGACGCTTAACGCCGAGCCTATGACAAAGGGCGAGGCTTTTGACCGTTCTTTACTGCGTGGTGGAATAAACCCCGCAGAGCGTGAAATCCCCGGCTATCATGTCGTTTATCCTGACGGCTATGAAAGCTGGTCGCCCAAAGACGTATTTGATGCGGCCTACAATGTCGCCGACACATTACTTGACCGCCTTAACATCGAATACAAAGAGATTGACAAGAGAGCCGGCAAAATCGTAGAATTTAGGCAGACGGAAGCCTACAAGAGTCTGCGCGACACCGACCGCGCCATGCTTGATGTTCAGTTCGACACCATGATAGCCCACATGAACATCCTCGGCTGTCGCTCTACATCGGTGGAAACAGGTCAGGGCGGCTTTCGCGGTCTTGACTTCGGCACTGCAATCCATCTTCTTGAGCGCGGATATGTCATCCGTCGCAGCGGATGGAACGGCAAGGATATTGTCGTATTCAAGCAAGTACCATCAAGCATCAAGGGCGACATTATCCCCAATATGCAATCCCTGCCCCTCAAGGCTAAAAATCTTATCATGGCCGGAAACATGCACATCGACTATACCTCGCAGTGTCTTATCTATAACACAAAGACAGGACGCGCCGATAGCTGGGTTCCATCCATCAGCGACGTTTTCGCCCACGACTGGGAGCTTGTAGCCGACTAATCAATCATCCTATCTGCCACGTGTAGAAAAGGAAACGGCGGCGTAGGCCGCAGCAAGTCTGCGCCGCCTGCTTTTACCAACCACTAACATCACAAGAAATGAGCAAGCAAGAATTTATAGAAACGTTGGAAAGTATGCCCGACGATGCCGTACTCTTTGTGGATGGCGGCTTTTATAATCTGGTCGAGGTCAGCAATGTAAAATATGACCCATCGCAGAACATTATAGTTATCGAATAGGATATGACCGAGGAAGAAAAACGCGAGGCATACGTGCGCACGGTATTTGCAGGTAACGATGGCGACGTGTTTACACGAAGCGACCTCCGCGCCTATATTGAAGAAGCGTGGTCTGCCGGCTATGATGAGGGTGCGCGTGATTTTGGCGATACGGTAACGAATTATCCATTTCCATTAAGCGTATGGCCAACACCCCTTTCCCGTTTTCAAGCTGACAAACTGGCTAAAGAGTTTGAATCCCTTAACAAGATATGCCGAGATAGCAGATGTAGGGATGAGCTTATGAAAATGCTTCTTGAAGATACGGAAAAGCAAACCGAAGTACTTATACCGCATGACCTTACCGGTTCGGTTGAATACTTTGGCGACAAATTAAAACTTTTAAGACTGAAATCAAATGAACGAACAGACGGAAAACAACAAAGCAACTCTTAAAGATTGGCTCACGTTCATCATCTTCACAATAGTAATCCTTTCATTGGGCGTACTAATCGGCTTTTCAGCTGGAAGAAAACACCCGTCGGCATCGGTTAAGGATGAATGGTTATCAGGTGTGCGCAAGGAGGTTAATCTCTTGGAGTCATCTTTCAAGGAAGCGGAAGAAAAATATCAGTTTGGTATCGAACTACGCGACTCCATCATTACCGCGTTGAAACGCGAAGTCAGAAAAGGCGACAACGCCGAAGTTCCTATCAAGGTCAATATCAACATTATCGAAGATGGCAAATAACGAACTTACGGATGACGATTTTGTCAGCAAGAAAGCCGCCGTCGCCTTGAACATGGTTGGCTATGACGCGCCAATGCACACTCATTATCTGATTGGCATGGGCGACATGGTTTGCAGACCTATCTTGCAAAAAGCGGTGGAATGGCTGCGCGAGCGTCACAATATCAGCCTGCGTATCAACTACGCTATGCAGACGCACAAATGGTTTTTCGACTACTTGAACATGGAAGATGGAAGCTATGACGATAGCACATCCACCTACGATGACACGACCGGCTATTACGATTCTTACAACGATGCCGTCAATGCCGGAATAGTTGCTATCTGCGAATACATCAAGAACAATGAAGATACGACAGGCAAAGAAAATTCTATTGGGTAAGAATACATCCCGCGACTGCTACCGTCGTATGCGCCCCCCCTTATGTACGTAAAGATGGCGTTATGGTATTTCCATCATGGCATGACATTCCACGGATAGCAAGGGCGAACAAACGATTACTCAGATACATTAACCGATTAAGTGATGAAGACAGAAAGAAAATCCTTTAAGGGCAAATCCTTATACCGACCCACCGGCAAGGCTGGCGAATATTCCGCATGGGCTTGCAACTTCTATACCGGGTGTTCAAACAACTGTTCATACTGCTATTGCAAGCGTGGCGTTATGAGCCATGTATGGAGTGAAGAGCCAATGCTTAAAAAGTGCTTCAAGGACAACGACCACGCCATAGCGGTGTTTGAAAAGGAAATGCTCGCCAACATCGACGAGCTGCGTAAGACGGGCATCTTTTTCAGCTTTACGACCGACCCCATGATACCCGGCAAAACACTTGAACTTACAATGGAAGCGGTCAGTCTGGCACTGCGCAATGACGTACCAGTGCAGATACTTACCAAACGCGCTGATTGGCTTGATGCAGAGGCATGGAAGGCCATGTGCGAAACCATCAACCCGGATTACAAGAAAATCGCCATTGGCTTCACGTTGACAAGACGTGATGACCTTGAACCGGGCGCAAGTCCGCATACGGAACGTATTGCCGCCATGAAGCGTTGTTACGAACTGGGATGCCACACTTTTGCAAGTGTTGAGCCGATTGTCGATATAGCTAATTCGGAATGGGCGATGAGTGATGCCTATCCCTACTGCGAACTGTTCAAGGTAGGTCTGATGAGCGGCGGAGCGAAGCCCGATAAGCATGAACTGAAAGCACTTGTTAATAAATGGAACAGTATGCTTGATAAGTCAGGCAAGAAGATATATTGGAAGCAGAGCGTAGTTGACTATCTTGGCGATGATTTCACGTTCTGGATGGACTCCTGCATAGATGCCGATTACAACATATTCGACTATTAGCATTGTTTTAAGGTAAAGAAGATTGTTATTATTAAATTGTACTTTTGCGGAGCGTGTCGTTGTGAAACGATGCGCTTTTTTCGTCCTATTCCGTAGAAAGTTACGACCAAACAAATAAAGTCGTGAGTGCGTGTTTCCTTAATAATGTGGTTGTCTTTTTAAGTCGTAGTTTTGCGTAGAATACTTAAACCCCAAACTACATCCAATGAAAGCTAAAATCTTTGCAAAACTAAAACAGGAGTATTCCTCTCTTGGGTTAGGCGATGAATATCTGATGTCAAAAGCCGATTCCCTTGCAGCGACCGGACTTGTGACTGACGATAACATCGATGCTGTCGTGGCTTGCCAGCGTAAGGAGCTTGAGGGTCTTCAGAAGGCCAACGATAAGCGCGTCACTGATGCGCTTGAAAAAGAGCGTAAGAAGCACGAAGAAGAAACTCGCAAAAAGGAACAGGAAGCCGAAGAAGCCCGTCGCAAAGCCGAAGCGGAAGCAGCCGCCAAAAAGAAAGGCGAGCATACCGACCCGGTTACAGACCCCGGCATGGAAGCACTCCGCAAGCAGGTGGAGGAGCTGACCGCCGCCGGCAAAAAGCGCGACGAAGAATATGCGGCCAACCTGAAAACGCTTACCGAATCACGCGATAGTCTTGGGAAACAGGTCAAAGACCTTGTTGACAAGAACGCCGCAGCGGAAGCAGCCGCAGCCAAGGCAGCACGCAATGCGATGATATTGGCGAAAGCCAAAGAGTTGGGCGTTCCCCAGTGGCGTATCGACGAGGGCTTCACAATCGCGGAAGACGCGAGCGATGAGGTCATCACCGAAACGCTGACAAAGGTTGCGAACAACATCAACACAAACATCCTGCCGGGTAGTCGTGGCGGATTCCCCCTCGCCGGTAACGAGCCGACTAAGGAAGACTTCGCTTCGATAGCTGCAAGCCTTGTTAAGTAACAACTAAACCCCAACGAGAATTATGAAAAATGACATCTCACCCAACAAGGAAACGGTTGTCTTCGGTAATGATTCCGCAGTAATCCGCAAGTATATCGCCGGCATTGCCGGTGGCCGTACACTGGATTGTTCGGATTTTGCCGATGACAACGTTCTCGCCGGCCACGTCATCATCAAAAAGGCCGACGGAAAGTATGCCCCCATGCCAGTCATTGCGGCTGTTGCGGCTCAGCCCGCCAAGTACGGCACACTCCCTGCCGGCGCATCTTACGCCGGCGTTCTCTACCGTTCAATCAGTAAGAAAAACCCCGCTGCTTCCATTATGACGATAGGCATTGTCAACCCCGACATGACCCCCTATCCCATGACAGACATCCTGACCGCGTTCATGGCTGCCTGCAAAATCACCTTTGAAAAGGACGAAGAAGCATAAAAACCGAGTATCTGAGTTAAACAGTCATTTTATTTCGATTACGCACAGAAATACTTCCCCGGCCTTGTTCTGGCCGTGGTTGAACGTCTGAATGAGAAGCGCGGCAATTCCGCGCAGACGTATCTCTACAAAGAGAAACTTCGCCCACAGTTCTCGCTTGATGGTCGCTGGGCTTCCATCCTTGCCGAATACACCCGTGTAGCCGCCGACGTTGTGGCACTTGACTCTGAGCTTCCGCTCAAGAGCCGTGACACACTGGAGGTTGCTTCCGGCACTATCCCCAAGATAGGCATGAAGCTCTACCTGACCGAGAAACAGATGAAGGACGTTGATTCGATGATTGCACAGGGACTTCCCCTTGAAACCATCATCAACAACATCTTCGCCGACACCCCCCGTTGTATCGAGGGCATCTGGGAGCGCATCGAAGACATCTTCCTTTCTGAGCTTTCGTCTGGCGTAGGCGTTTCTGAACGCAACAACGGCACTGGTGTGCGCATCAATATGAACTTCTACGAGGCTAACCAGTTCCTCGTATCGGCTCTTTGGAGCGCAACCAACGCCACACCGCTTGACGACATTCAGAAAGTCGTTGACAAGTCCATCGAAGATTCCAACACCATCATCGACGCATACGCCGACGACACCGCCCTCCAGCTTCTTTACAAGAATGGGCAGGTACGTGCGCAGTTTGCCTTTGACCAAGGAATCGCCATGACCGCATCGACGGCCATCCCCGTGCTTGACCTTTCCAAGCTCCAGCAGCTTTTCCTCACGAAGTGGAACATCCGTCTGCACCGCGTTTCGCGTCGTGTCAAGACCGAGCTTAACGGCGTTAAGCAGAACCACAATCCGTGGAAGAAAGGCACTATCACCTTTGTCTGCGATGAAGAGCTTGGCTCGCTTGTATGGACTAACGTCGCCGAAGTCAACCGCCGCGTTGAGGGCGTAGTCTATCAGGTAGCCGACGAATACATCCTTGCAAAGAAGTATTCCAAGACCGACCCCCTCCGTGAGTTCACCGCTTCCGAGGCTATGGTTGTGCCCGTGTTGAACAACGTTGACCGTATCTATACGCTCGACTCTCAGACCGTTCAGGAATGAAAGCAACCATCCTCGTACCTTTCCGCGACAAACACGACCACACAGTCGTGTATGCGCCCGGAGAAGTAAAGGAATTTGACAACGACCGTGTAGCGGCACTTGCCGCTCGCGGTCTTGTCAAACCCCTTGAAGAAGCTCCCAAAGACCCCGAAGAAAAGGCTGAACCCGAAGCGAAGCCCGCCAAGCCCAAAGGTAAGGGTAAAGGCAAATCCACCAAAAAGGATAAGGAAGCCGCTGACGCAGCTCCTGATGCCGAAAAGGTAGAAGCCGATGCTGATACCGAAGCAGACGCGCCCGAAGAGGTAGAAGCCGACAATTCCAACGACAACGAATAACACCGATGACTATACGCGCTTACATAACCGATAAGTTGAAAGCCTACGGAATCACGGAGGCGCAGCTTGTCGATTTGTCTATTTCGTCCGGGTTAAAACTTGACTCTGATGTCATGGATAACGACCCCACCGTAGTAGGCATTGCATTGACGCAGACGCTTGAGGAGTGCATCCTTGCGCCGCGACTGTCAAGTGTAAGCGAAAGTGGTTTTTCGATGTCGTGGAACTACGAATCCGTGGGCAAGTATTATCTTTGGCTTTGTCGCAAATGGGGCGTAACCCCAAACGATGATGTCTTGAGTATGCTTGGCATTTCCACTATTATTGACCGCACTGATAACTGGTAAGGGCATGAACTACGCACCCCACATATTGCAGAAGCGCATTATCGCCGAGGAAAAGTCGGATGAATTTGGAAGACCTATTCCACAAGAAGCCGGCGAAACTTGGGTAGAGGTGTGCCGATGCAGATGTGACCATAATGGGGATAAGGAAGTCAAGATGCCCGATGGCACGGTCGTAACGCCGGACTATCATGTTGTCCTTGAGGGTAATGCCCCGGACGTGAAAGTTGGCGATTACGTGCGCTGCCTGAAAGCTGACGGAACTATCCGGGGTGAGGGTCGTGTCATTAAGCCAAGAACATTGAACTATTTGCCTTATGCGGAAATCTATCTGTAAGTTTGATTTTAGCGATGTGCGCACGGCTATGTCGCGCTTTCATCGTGATATGCGCAAACAAGTTGAGCGCGTAGGTCAGGAAGCCGTGGATTACGCAGTTGAGCATGGCGATTACCATGATGTCACCGGCGAAACACGCGCCAGCAATCGTTACAAGGTTGATGCCAACAACAATCTGACCATCTATAACGAGTGCGACCACGCCGCAGAACTTGAGGCAAACGGCAAAGATGTTATCGGAAACGCGGCTTTATTCGCAGAACAACGACTTAAAGAGATTTTTGAATGATTACCACCACTGACGCAGCAAACATCCTTTACACCGCCTGCAAAAATATCTTCGGGATGCCAGTTTATCAGGCCGGCAATATTCCCGCCGGTAAGGTAGGCAAGGATGGTCGCGTAGTTATCCACACCAAAGAGCATACCCCCGGCTCCACATGGAAGAAAGGATTCATCGAAGTCAATTTATTTGTCGCTGACACACCACAGGGCAACGCCAATCTAACCCGGCTTAACGAGCTTGAACGTATGGCGACCAAATCCCTCAAGGATATGGGATGGCATGACGGAACGGCTTACCGCTTTGAAGTGGCTTCTACGATACCGATGGAAAATGTCAATCTGAAAGCCCACTACATTAACACCAAAGTGCTTTTCAAAGTGCTTAATACAATGGAATAATTAACCCCTTAACACCCATACAAGAGTTGAAAATTCACCTAAAGTTTGCGCAGTAGGCATCAAAAAGCTGTACTATGCTGACCCCAGCAAAGTGACCGCAGACCTTACCGGCGCACTCCTTGCCGCCCTGCTCAAAGACGCGGCCACAAAGGAGGTCAAAAACATCCATCAGGACACGTGGACTATCGAGGAAAGCGAGTCGTCGCAGGACGGCTACCGCAACCAGCTTACCGGCTCGATTTACCGCATGGGAACAAAGACGATGGGCGACGTAACGTTCAACTGGACTATCGGCCAGTACGACTACGCCACTAAAGCCGAGTTCCTTGGTGGTGTAGCTACCGCTAAGTCGTGGAAACGTCCTCGCGGCATCGTCGAAATCCACAAGACCCTCATCGCGCTGACCGAAGACAATCAGTATTGCGTACTTCCGTATGCCAATATCGCCGGTCGTGAGGCAAACACTGACGGCGCAGTCGGCATCGGCATCGTCGGCACAGCAATGGAGCCGGAAAACGATGCAGTATCGTCCGAATACTGGTTTGACTCTTCCGAGGTAGTATCCGCGTAAGCGAAACCGATTCATCCGATAAGTTTGTAAGTGATATGGGGTGCGCTGACAACGTACCCCATTCTTTTATAAATCCAAAGTAAATCAAATGGAAACAGATTACACAGGCAAGAACGAGGGCGCACGGATGGTAGCAAGTGCTATCGTCGGTCTTGACTATCGCATCATAGTCGTTAACGATAAGTCATACATCATTCATCCACCCACAATCGCAAAAATAGCCGGGGCAACATACTGGCTATGTGAAGCCGGCGATGGAAAGACGTTGCGCGAAATCCTTGTATCGCTATCCAAAAGCGAGAATCTGACAAAGGCGTTATCATGGTTCATTCAAGGTAACGAAGACCTCGGCGAAGAATTGACAAAAGGCACGTTGGACGAAATTGTAAATGGGATTGAAGCCGCCTTTTCCATGATTGAAGCCCAAAATTTTATGAAGCTATCAGCTTTACAGAAGAGCGCAAGTCTGCTGGTAGCAAAACCGAAATGATTGGCAACGAGTGTATGCTCGGCCAAATCGCGTCTTTTATGGAAGCTCTCTGCCTCACTTACGATGAGGTTGTCTATAAAATACCATACCGCAATCTGCTCGTCATGCAGAAAGACAAGATACATCCATGTACCGGAACTATCATAAGTAAAACAACGGGTAAAGATATGGCTTCGCGCCGCCGCCAGAACAAGCGCAGCAATTAAGCCATCGACCTTTCCAGTGCAAACATATCATCCTGCGTCATAAACGTGGATAGATAGCGATAATCCACTTGGAAATTAGCCGGCAATAAGTCGGCTAATGTATTTTTGTAGTATTCTGCCCATTCATCCGGGTTCATGCAACGCGAAAGGTTAGCCATCAATTCTGATATTATGGCGTTATCCTTTCCGCTGGGGAAACGAAGCATACGCTCAAGAGTGCGCTTCATAAGTTCCGTGGCGTTGTTTGCGCGATTGGAGAGTGTGTTGACCACATCCTGCAATTCATTCAGGCTGGATGCCGTAAAGATACCGCGTCGGCACTTGACCATCGCCACAAATTCATTCTCAAAGGGTGTGTTTGGCGTAAAGGAAGAAACGAACAGGTCGCCGAACTGAACACCGAGCGCGTCCGCGACTTTCACAAGCGCGTTTACCGAAAGACTCCTGCCGTTGAGTATATTTGAAACATGTTGCGGAAGCACCCCCATCTTATCGGCGAGCGCCTTGTTTGTCATCCCTTTCTGGGCTAAAATCTCGCGTATGCGTAGCTTGATATTCTTTCTGCTCATTGCTGTTTCTTAATTCCACTGCAAAGATAACAATTCCGAACCAAAACTAAACTATATTGGTGTATTAAATAATGTTAAATACTTACTATAATCAGTATTTAATTTTGTAGATACATTATTATTGTTTATCTTTGCGGTGTAAATCCTTGTTAAGACATGGCGAGATACGCACTACGAAATAAAGACAAGATAGCCGACAAACTCGGTAAGGCGCGGCTTGATATGCTACTGGCGACAATCAAGGGCGACAACGCCCATCCGGTTGAAGTCGGTGTGCAAGGTGGCTATAAAATCCTTGAGTTTACGGATGCCACATTCAGCAAGGCGAAACACTTGTTTGCGGTTGTCGGTGGAATGTATGACGTGGTGCAGTTGGCGTACATATCAAGTTCGGGATTAAAATGAAAAGAGTAAACCAATGAAAAAGGAAATCTTAAATTGCCTGACCTACATGGCAAACAAGACGGCAGAAACGATGGCCTACGGCGATAGCTGGGGTGTAGAGTTCTGCCAAAAGCAAATCAAGGAAGCCCACAAGAAGATGGTGGAGGAGCTTCGCAAGCACATTGATTGGAACAATCTGACCGTGGCCGACTGTAAGGAGCTACGCTTCAATCAGTGGTCTGACGAATTACCGATATGGCTTATCCCGATATGGCTGCTTGATGTAATCCCCGCCGGAACGGAATTAACGTGCATCAGCGGCGAAAAGGTTGTCTTCAACTCTAAAGAAGATATTGACATAGACACGCGCTTCGGTTGTCTTGCATACGGAATAATACCCAAAAACATTGAAGATGGCGCCGAGTGAAATTCTATTCAGGGCAAAGCACCTCAGAGATGAGTTTTATCTTGGAAAAATCATCCCTAAAGGGAAGTGGTTGAAAGGATGGTACTTTTTGAATCAGCGAAAACAAGAAACCGAGCATTGCCTTATCATGCCATACATGAATGGCGAGAAAGGCAGAACGGAATTGGTTATTAACCCTGATACACTTTGCCAGTTTACAGGCTTGCATGACGTGAACAAGAAGCCGATTTATCAAGGCGACATCATCAAAGATGAGGTCGGCGAAATCTACGAGGTGTGTTGGTATGATGATTTGGCTGCTTTTATAGCTGAAATGGTCTGCAATGAAAAGCCTTTTATGATGATGGATATAGACCCTGACAAATGCGAAATCATCGGAAACATCTACGATAATCCCGAACTATTGAAAATAACAATCTAATAAACCAACAACATGTTAGCGAAACAAGAAATCTTACTGTCGCCCATTCAGCGGGTACGACTGGAACTCTACCGCGAGTTTGGCGACGAAGCGAAAGAAGCGTTTGACTTCATCATCGGCAATGATGCAGTCTATGGAGTCGCAACCCCGGAAAGCGTTGCACCCGTAAATCCCGACAAGGATGCGGATGGCGTTTATATCATCTACAAGGATGGCTCGTATGAGCTGTTTACCGGTCACAATAGCAAGGAAAACGTCAAGTATGTAGGCTTAATCTACAATGGCCGACATATCGCCGTCGCTCTTAATAACCTCGGTGGCGAAGACAAAGAATATCAATTCTTGAAAGACGGCGCAAGCGCACCAGAAGAATCGGTTTACTATACACGTCAGATGGGCATCTGCGCCTTTGAAGACTTCGCCGGCAAAGCCAACACCGAACACATCAAGAATGAATACGACTCAGAAATCCCGTTTGACTTGCTTGAGGATGGCGAATACATCCCGGCTATGGGCGAATGGGGCTTACTGATGATGTTTGCTTCACGCATCAATGAAGCACTTGTGTACGTCGGTGGAACGCCCATAAAGGGTTGGCTTTGGTCATCCACCGAGAGCAGTCAGAACGGCGCTTGGAACGTTTACTTCTATGATGGCAGCACCTACGGCAACGGCAAGTTCAACAGTAACTCGGTGAGGGCGGTCGCCGCATTTTAATTGTGTACGTGGGCAGTCGTTTTCGACTGCCCGCCTAACGGAAATCAACCCTATAAGCAATGACTGTCTTTGAACAAATAATATACAACATCGTAAAGGAACTGCAAGACAAGTGCGTGGCCGAACACCGCGCACCTGTCTGCGTATCCATGCACGAAATCAACAAGGCTTTGATGGAACACGCTAAAACTGCCCTGAATGGCTTTGTCGCAGACGGAACAATGACGTGGCATCAGAATCTTAATAAAATCCCGATGTTCACAATCCAAAACCCGAAAGACTGATGGCTTACCTCGGCAAATGTGCTATTCACGCAAGCAGTCCACGGATATGGCGTAGGCTGATAAACTTCGGTCTGCATCCCAATCCGTGTGGAACTACAATGATAGCCAGAAACGCGAAAAACCGCATCTGCACCGTCGTGAAAAATGGCTCTTTCTTCAACGCCACGGAAGACGAAATAAGCGACGGCATACATGACTGCAAGGATAACGACGGTCTTTTCTTCGCTCTTGCAGCCCTGCGTGATGATAGCGACATAAATCAGTGGTTCATCTATGATAACCGGTCATGGAATGATGACAACCCTACCCGGTGTTGGTTTATCTGCAAACAAGAAAGCATTGAGGTTGATATGGCTTATGACCAAATGTATGGAGATTGCGAGAAAGCCACGGAACAAGAGCTTATACTCCATTTCAACGGCGATGATGATGACGAAATCGTGATAAACCAGCAATAACATGGCGCAAGAAGAAAAGATAGACGGAAAACAAGTAGTGCTACCCTACGATGAGTATCAGGAAATGGTACGGAAAATTGCTGATAATTCATTTGAATTGGCAGTGAATTTAAGGGATGAAAGTGGCTATCCGATTGCCACCCTTAAAGATATTGTTAGTCATGGAAATAACGACGAAGATATTAAATCTACGTTTCGCCGGATATTTTCAGACATCTTGCATCATCAAAGCGAATGGGTCTATGGAGCAAAAAAGCGGATGGAATATCTGGAACAAGAACTTTATAGGCTTCGCCAGAACAAATGGCAGGAGCATCGCCTTTCACGCGAGCTATCCGACCTCGCTGTTAACAATAACCAACTAAAGAAAGATGTTGCGGATTCAAGACGGGCAAATGCTAAATGGAAGAGCATCGCCACGGCAATATCTATCATTAGCATAGTAATCATTACCCTTTTACTGATATTTAGATGAAACCAATCGTGAAAAAGCTGGCGACGGCCTATGCCGACGGAATGGCGCAGTTTGAACACCATCGCCTTTACTGCATAGATGACTTTGCCGCCGGCATGGAGGCTTGGGCAGAAATAAAGCGCGATAAGGACGGCTTCGCCACGGAAGATTGCCTTGATGAGATGTTCGCCAATATGCCTTTTGTAATCTACGATTGCCGCGACAATGACATTGAAGCGGTTTGTCAGGATGACTGGCGCGGCGACATTGAGAAGCATACATATTACACCCATTGGAAACCAATTATAACACCAATAACGAAATGAAGACAAAACTATTCATCGCCGCAGTGCTGACGCTTATTCTTGCGTCATGCACATCAACGGCTACACACGAAGACTGGCAGGAGATGCAAGACAAGGAATGTGCCTCACGCATCACAAAGTTCAACTGCGAGGGGCATAGCTATCTGCTCTACCGATACGGCAAGGAGGGTGTCGGAATAGCCCATGATGCCAACTGTCAGTGTTACCGCATCCCGGATTCTGATTATTAACCCAACAAACAACTACGGAATGAAAACAAAGACAATCCTTAAAATTGTGGCGGTAATCGCCCTGCTGTTTATCGGTAATCGTTTCTACAACCACGTTACCGCATGGGGTGGAATTGGCATTATGGTGCTTGCTTTGCTTCTGGCGGTTTACTTCATATTCAAACCAATCAACAATAACAAGACAACGAACAATGAAGAAAGTTAAGTTCATACTGATGGCTCTTGTGGCCGTCATCGCGTTCTCGTCATGTGAACGTGTCGCGCCGAACTACGCCGGTGTCCTGATGGAAAACTACGGCAAGGACGGCACAACCTTAAAGCTGATTGTGAAAGTCCTGAAAGAAGATGCCGGGCTTCCTATCCATAATATCCCATCGGAATTTCATGTCGAGGAGCTACAAACTGCATTGGCACAACTGCAAGCCGCCATCGGCCAAAGATTTGAAATTCACGAAGACGAGATAGTATTGCTTGAGAAGCAAGCCGAGGCCTATAAAAAGGCGCATAGGAAATTGAATAAACAAAATTATCACAAAGTGAAAACCATAGGCAGACCAATCCCCGGGCATCAGCATCAGCCGGCATGGAACAGAACAAGGTCTAACCCCAAATTAAAATAAAAAGATATGCTGGAACTACGAGAATATCAAGACGAAATATCATCAAAGGCAGCGCGGTTGCTCGAGCAGTACAAGATGTGCTATCTTGCAATGGAATGTCGCACCGGCAAGACACTGACCGCACTGGCTACGGCGTTAAAGTATGGAGCAAAGTCAGTCCTTGTGATTTCCAAGGTCAAGGCTCTGCCAAGCATCCGAGCAGATTATGAACTGATGCGCCCTACATTCACGATGGATGCAGTCAACTATGAGTCGGCGCACAAGTATGCCGGAAACAAGTATGACCTTGTAATCCTTGATGAAGCCCACAATCTTGGCGCATTTCCCAAGCCGAGCCAACGTACAAAGACCGTTAAGACGCTCTGCAAGGGTTTGCCTATCATCTACATGTCGGGTACGCCGTCACCGGAATCATTCTCGCAGTTGTATCACCAGTTCTGGGTAAGCACATTCTCACCGTTCAAGCTGTTTACAAACTTCTACAAGTGGGCAAAGGTTTATGTGGAAACAACACAGAAAATGGTAGGCGGTCACACCATCAATGATTATAGCAATGCCCGCAAGGATAAGATTGATGCAGTCGTAAAAAAGCTATTCATCGATTATTCGCAGGAAGAAGCCGGGTTTGACGCGAAGATAGTGGAGCATACATTAGTTGTGCCTATGTCGGAATGGACGGCAAGCGCGATAAATCGCCTCAAACGCGACCGTGTGCTGACGTGGGATGATGTTAATATTCTTGGCGACACCCCTGTAAAGCTGATGACAAAGTTACACCAGCTTTCATCCGGCAGTGTTATCGACGAAAGTGGAACGCATATCATCACTGACTATTCAAAGGCGAAATACATCCGCGATTACTTCGCCGGCAAGAAAATCGCCATCTTCTATGTCTATCAGACTGAGGCAGAATTGCTGAAAAAGGCATTTCCTAACTGGACTGATACTGCGGAAGTGTTTCAGCAAAGCAGTGACCCCGGCATGGTCTTTCTGGGGCAAGTGCGCAGCGCGAGGGAGGGTGTTCGCCTTGACACTGCCGACGCGCTTATCTTCTTCAATCTTGAGTATTCCTACTTATCGTATGAGCAAGGCAAAAACCGCCTTTCATCCAAAGAACGCATTGACCCGGCGCAGGTCTATTTTGTATGTTCTGACTGCGGAATAGAGCAGGATATTCTTGAGGCTGTTCATGGCAAGTCAGATTACACATATTCATTTTATAAAGCAAAACAACATGGAATCCTCTCTTTCTAAAAACAAAGAATACCGCGAACAGATGGGTCGCGTATTCCGATGCTTCTACGAGCATCCCAAGACGATGCTTGACGTGTCGATTGAAACCGGCATCCTACGCGCTAACATCTGCCGCTATGTGTCGCACATGGAGGATGACGGAAGAATCCAAATCCACCATAAAGGCATCGACAAGACAACCAAATGCCGTGCGGCCTACTATACGACAAATCCGGAACTGTTTAATCAGCCACCTGTTCAGCAGATGGCATTGGATTTTGGCTTTTAAGCACGATGTTTCAGAAGAAGAAAACCGACCCGCTGGAAAGCGCGATACAGCGCAAAATCATAAAGCGTTATGAAGACGATGGCTATCTTGTAGTCAAGATTGGGCTATGCAACAAAGGCGGCTTCCCGGACTTGATGTTACTCAAGGATGGAAAGGCTTCTTTTGTTGAGGTCAAAAGACCCGGACAAAAGCCACGACCACTGCAAGAATACAGGCTCAAGGAGCTGCGCGATGCCGGCTTCGACGCTTTTGTACTGACGGAATAGATATACTCTTTTCATAAATTGATGGATGGCTGTCATCGTGAGATGGTAGCCTATCCGTTTACAAAGAAATGCGCCACGGTGGAATAGTCCACTATGGCGCAATCTTTATTGTATGCGACAAGTTTAGAAATCGTCAGGCGTGATACATCCTTTTGCTTCCATTATGTTTATGGCTTCTTCGGCATCTATTTCGTGTATTTCATCAACGTCGCTATAACTGATTGCTATGCAATATTCATTGACAAAACCAATGGAGGGTTCAATTTCGCCAAACCCCTTAAAGACAATAAATTTGCCAAATTCTTGTAATGCAGAGTCGGCTACCACTATGGCTTTTATTGCTTTATCGTAAGCCTTGCGCATTTCCTTGTCTTTCATAATCTATTATTCAATTCTGATATAGACGCGATACCAGCTATATTCGCGGTCAAAGGCATCCGTGAATGTAATCGGGCTTTCCGAGCCAGCTTCGCATACCGGCTCAATAGTGTACTGGGCGACATTAGCTTCAAGGGATTCATCGCCGCACACAAATGTTACCCTTTCCGTATTCTTCGGTTTGTATGCCTTCGTAGCGAAAAGCGCAAGATTATCATTAGTCAGATTAAAGAAAACCGAGTCGGCTTCGCCATCCTGCAACTGATTGAAGAAATCGCTGCACAGGGGGATTGTCATGTGTGTACCGTCGCGTGTGACTGGTGGCACATTCACACATTCAGGCAGATTGTCTTCCGTAATGTCAGGCAAGTCAAAGATACCCAGTTTGCCCTTAACGTTAAGAATAGGCTCTTTGAATAGCATCACATCGCGCATGACCCATTTGTATTCCGCTCCGTGACCCTCCTGCGCCCAAATTGAAAAATTCTCTTCTTCGCACCGGTCTATTGTCGCCACGCCTACGATGGCAGATGTCGGCATTTCCGCGATTGTGGGGATTATACCCATTGTCTGCGCGTTTTCTATCGGATTAGCCCATACCAGCGGCATGGTTTCTTCGTCGATGTTATGCTTCCGTGCGCCGACATGAATAAGAACACGCATAGGTGTTGACTTCAACGCCCATTTGCGGTTTTCCACATCCTTGAGTCCGCTGCATATCAACGTACCCCACGGCTGTTGAATTGAAAAGGCTTTCATTGTTCCGTATTTTTTGATTTGTTGTTATCGCAGACATAATAAGGGTCGCCATTTTCCCTTAATAGGGCGCAGAGCGAATCCATCAGCTTCTGAATCGCTTCCATATTGGCATATCTTTCACGTATGCGGTCGAATGTGTATCGGTAGCACTCCGTATGAAACACGGTGTCATTCCATTCACGTAAGATTGGCATGATTTGGTCAACCGTACCCGGTATTGTCGGCTTCCCTTTGTGGTAAAAGAAAGCTACCGTTTCGTGTATGGCGAGTTCACGGGCTTCTTTCGTTGATTCTGGCGTGACAAATAGCCGCCACACGGGTAAACCGAGCGCAACTGCAATCGCTTCAATGTTCTCCGGCGTGGGGAAATTCTTTCCACTTAGCCAATAACTGACCATTGTTTTAGATACGCCAACGCGCCCGGCTAATTCAACCGAGGTAATGCCTTTGGCTTTCATTGCTTCTTTAAGATACAATATCATATCGCTTATTTTGGATTTCGACGGCAAAGTTAAGCATTATTTTATCATTATGCAAACGTCGCGCCCTATAAGATTAAGTGCTGTTTTGTTAAATAATGTTAAGAATAAAAAGATATTTCATCTTCTACTTGCACAGAATAAAATATTGTTTTAACTTTGCGCCGTAATCAATAAAGGATTATTTCATCATCCCCTAAAAAAAAGACAAAGATATGAAGACAACAATTAAAACCCAATTAAGCCACTTGATGCGTCAGGCTTGGATGCTGGTCAAGAAATACGGCTTTACTATGGCCGAGGCCATGAAGCAAGCGTGGGCAATATCCAAGCTGCGCAAGGCTATGCGTGGCGGCATAATCAAGTTTGTTTACACCAAACTTGACGGGTCAACCCGTACCGCATGGGGTACGCTGAAAGAAGACCTTTTGCCAGCTACACAGGGCACAGGTCGCAAGGCAAACGAAACACTCGTCACCTACTACGACACGGAGAAAGAGTCTTATCGCTGCTTTAAGGTGGCTAATTATGTCGGTATTGCACAATGAAAGACTTGACCGGGATGACCTTTGGACGACTTACCGTTTTGCGCTTTTCGCGCAAAATACAAAAGCATTATTTCTACACTTGTCAATGCAAGTGTGGTAATATAAAAGATGTGCGGTCAGACCAACTGACTCGCGGCATCGCTAAAAGTTGCGGATGTCTTCAAAAGGATATTGCCAAAGTCGTAATGGCTCAAACTATGCGAACTCACGGAATGGCCAAACACCCGTTACACCATATCTTTAATACAATGAAGCAAAGATGCTACAACCCTAAATGCAGGGAGTATAAGGATTATGGCGAGCGTGGTATTCACATCTGCGATGAATGGCTGCGCAACCGGTCGATATTCTATAAGTGGGCAATGGAAAATGGCTATAAAAAGGGCTTGACCATAGACCGCATAAATGTTAATGGCAACTACTCACCTTGCAACTGCCGCTTCGTACCTATGAACGTGCAATGCCGGAACAAGCGTTGCAATATCGTAATAACATACAAGGGGCAAACGAAAATTCTTGCAGACTGGTGTACGCTATTAAATCTAAACTACAACGCAATCTATGCGCGACTTGGAAGAGGCTGGACTATCGAAAAAGCCTTTACTACACCTATCAGAAAATTAAGCAAACGTAATCAATAACACCAATAAGACAATGAAAATAATCGCTAACATCTACTATGTAGGCCAAATCGTATTCTCAGCCGCCCTCGCAATATGGGCGTTATACATGGCACTGCGCGGCCTCTTTACCGGCGGCTCGCTATTCGTAACGTTCTGCTTCGCAGTAATGACATACACAACCTATTGCCTCATGTACGTGCCAAGTGTACGCGAATACAAGGAGCATAAGGCAAGACACAACAAAAAGGCACAGACCGAGCAAAAATGATTGAACCGCAGACCGACATACAACAAGACGTTGACCGCGTGGAAATCAGCGACACCCTTATTGACTTGATTGTCGATAAGATGGTCGATGAAATGAATGACCGGATAGCCAAGATTGACCCATTCGATGACCCATCGGCAGAATATGGCGAATACTGGACAAGCGGAAGCTATGATAGCGATGACTATTTAGAACTGGACGAGCCGAATGACGAATACGGTATATCGTACAAGTTTGAGCTATCGTGGGAATACCGCGAGTGGACTGAATATTGGACTGACCCGGTGTGCTACCCATCGTTTGAAGAAATGCGGAACGAAACCGGCTACGTCTATGACATAGAAATTGACACCCCGGATGGCGATGCAGTCAAACAAAGTATCTGCGACGCTATCGCAAAGAAAGTAAACGAAAAAATCGGATAGATATGACAACATCAGAAAATAACGCCAACGCAATTCGCGTGGAATGGAAAGACCCCAAAAAGGAGCTGCCGGAGGACAATAGCTATGTTCTTGCAGCATTTAGCTGGAGTGGAAGTAAAGAAGATTATGAAGTGCTTTTCTTTGACGGCAAAGATTGGCATGAGCAATATGGTATAACATTCACGGTTTTAGGCTGGATGTACTTACCCGAACTCCCACAAAGCCTGCGTAAATCTTAAAATCAGATATAGAATATGAGGCAAGAGCTTATCGCGTTCATCAACGCAAACCACAGCAAGGAACTAAACAGTATGCTACATGATAGAGTCGGCTGCGCCAACGGCTATGTGGCGATACCACCCGGACACCCATGCTATCGCCAAAGGTACACCGCGCCAATCTTCGATAGCATCAACGTACATGGCGGAATAACGCTGTCTGAACCGGTGTGCTACGAAAGCGAGTCTTTCATGAGCAAAAGACAGATAAACCCAAAATACATAGGCACACGGTCAGCATTATTTGATGGTGCGGAATACATCACCGACAAGAAAGACGTGCCGGATGACTGGTGGATACTTGGGTTTGATACTTGCCATTATTGCGACAATCTCGCAAACTGGACACGCGAAGATATTATCGCGGAAACCATGCGACTCAAGAAACAACTTGATGACCTATGGCACGATTGAATGAAGAAAGGCAAAAAGCGTTAGAGCCGGAACGCATACGCCACGCAATCAAGAAAATCACCGCCCTCGGCTACGAAATAACCGCGCAGGATAACACCTCTATAAAGTTTATCCACAACGGCAAGACCGTGACATTTTACCCTTATAGCGGATGGGCGACCGGCGCAAGCATCAAAGATGGCAGAGGCTTGAAACATCTGCTGTCGCAACTGAAATCAAATCATCAACCAATTAAATAATTTTACTATGGCAGAAACAACCAGCAAGAATGCGGAAGTCGAAATTATCGGCGGAGCCGCAGAAACATCAGAAAGCGAAATCGCACGTCTGACCGCAGAAAACAAAGAGCTGAAAGCTCGCGTAGAAACCCTTACCCGCGACCGCGACCAGTATCTCAAGTGGTGGGGCGAAAGCAACTCGGAAAAGAACCGCCTACTCAACGTCACAAAGTCACTTGTTGCATACAGTGGCCTAATCTGACATCCCACGTCGCTCGGTTGTATGTTGAAGCCGTGCAGCCGGGCGACCATTCAAATCCAAAATCAACTTAATCAAAGACCAGATATGAAAGCAAAAGAAATCATCGACAAGGAAGATAGAATGATGGTAAACATCCGCGAACTTATCCCTAAAATCGTGAGCATACGCCTTGAGGCGCAGAAAGCCGCAGCATGGATAAATAAGTACGACTCGGAACTTGCAGCCGTATCCGAAGAAATGTCGGAAGCAATCGACGCCCTTTATCGTGCGGAAACCGCGATGGGTAATGCGCATCAGTATCTTCTTGTGTCGCAATCGACCATTAAACACGGCCTTGATACGGAAGCGTAACCGTTTATTATGGCCATGTGGAAAGAATTTACTATCTTTGCACCGCCATTCAAGGCTGGGAAGCTGTCGGATGGCACTCAATAGGTCTTCATACTTTTGTTGACTTATTGGGTTATTGATTACACCGTGGCCCCGGAAGCATCCGCTACCGGGGTCACACTTTTTTGCTTCACAGGGATGCCGGCGACCTACTGCGCATAGGTCAATAAATCGCCATAGCCACGTCAAGACCATCAAGGGGCTAAATCCACCATCGCAACGCCAGAAACGCGCTAAACGCGCCTAATAGGACTTAAAGCGTTTACTATTATCGTTATCAACACCACATTTAAGTAAACCCTTTTATTATTATAATAAGGTGCAAGCAATGTAAAAGCATCTACAATTATTAATAAATGTTAAATATAAGTGTTTGCTTTAATTTTTAGGTCAAAATATTTGGTGGATTAAAGTAAAAGCATTAACTTTGCATCGTAATCAATAACCACAATAAGTTAAACCCCTTAAAACCCCAAGCGTTATGAAGACTCTTAACGATGAAATCAACGAAATCAAAGCTGCTAACACCAGCAAGAACTCAAAGAAAGCTGCCCTCGCAAAACTGGGCATCACACCCTACGAAATCGACATCATACTTGAGGGCGTTGAGTGCGCCACCCGTGGTCGTTTTACATTTGGCGTTGAGATAGAGTGCTTCGTCAACCGTGGCGCAATCAGAACCGCCGCAGAACATACCGGCATGGCCTACGAATACGAGGGCTACAACCACCGCGACGGCCACGACTACTTCAAGTTTACCACTGACGCATCAGTACGCGGCATGGCTGACCCCATCGAGTGCGTGTCACCGGTGCTTGCAGGCGTGAACGGCAAGAACACCCTTAAAAACGCCGTCAAGACGCTTAACACCGCCGGCGCAAACGTCAACCAAACATGCGGTCTGCATGTGCATATCGGTGCATCTAAACTGACCGCAAAGCAATACTGTAACGTGTTTGTAAACTACGCCTATCTTGAGGCTGTCATAGATACCTTTATGGCCCGCTCGCGTCGCGCTGACAACGCCGGATACGCTCACACGCTGCAAGACCACCTATACTACCTCGAACAGGCCGTGACAATCGAAAATGTGCAACGCGCCCTCTGCAACGACCGTTATCACAAAGTCAATGCCGAAAGCTACCGCCGCCACAAGACCATCGAGTTTAGGCAGCACGCCGGCACGACCAACTATGAAAAAATCATCAACTGGGTTAGCTTCTGCGGAAAGCTCGTCATCTGGTCAAAGAAAAACCGCCTGACCGCCCCGGTTGCAAGCATTGACGATATACCTTTTCTGACCGCCGAGGAGAAATCATTCTTTAAGGCACGTGCAAGCCAGTTAAGCCGATAAGACAGCCCAACGGGATAGGGGTTGAAACATACCCCTATCACTGTTAAAACAAGCCCTACAATCAACCGTAAACATCAAAAAATATAGCCATGTGCGTCATCATAGTAAAGCCGGCAGGCGTTAAAATGCCAAGCAACGAAATCATCAACGCAGCATATCACACTAACCCCCACGGATGCGGTCTTATATCGCCATCAGTATTCTACAAGGGGTTAAGTTATCGCAGCTTCAAAAAACATCTGCAAAGGGTGCGCGAAGACGAGCCGTGTATCATACACTTTCGCCTCGCTACCCACGGCTCAATCAAGCGAGCCAACTGCCACCCGTTCAACCGGGGCGATGTATGGTTTGCCCACAACGGAATCCTGAACATACAACCGATGGGCGATATGACCGACAGCGAAACCGCCCTACAAAAAGTCATTTACCCGGCAATCGTCAAGTACGGATATGGCTCTGAGGGGATGGATGTCGCCGTGGCAAAGGTCATAGGTTATTCAAAATTCGCCTTTATGCAAGGGGATGATGTGCGTCTTTATGGCGACTTTATCACCGGCGACGATGGATGCTACTACTCAAATTTACGCTTCATGCCGTTTGTAGGCTGGCAGCGGAAATACCGCCGCAATGCCTACGATATGGGGTCTTTGATTACAACCGGGCGATAAGCCCAACGCCCTATCAGGGCGAAAAGTACGACAAAAAAACATAAGTCGTAATTAAGCGAGGCCAGTCTTTCTGCCCCCGCTTTCGTTTTATGAACTTTGTGTATTATGCTGACCATCTACACAACCAAAGGAGTAAAACGCTTTGAAACGCCGATTAACAAAGGCTCTAAACGTGTCTTCAAGTTAATGGGCGATGATTATGTCACGCTTAAATTCAGCGTGGCTACGCCTATCTATTTCAAGTTAGGCGATTATGTCGATATACAGGGATTTGGCCGGTTTGAACTCGTCAAGCCCTATCAGCCTACCTACAACCGCAACACAAAGGGCTACGACTACGAGCTACGACTGGATGCGCAGCACATGAAATGGCGCAACAAGATTATGCGCTATCTGCCCCAGATTGGCGGCGCGGAATGCGCGTGGTCTTTGACCGCGACCGCCGACGTGCATCTTGAGCAGGTGCTTGAAAATATCAAGTCATTGGTAACTGAAACGCTTATGAATGGCGATAAGGTTATCAATCAGCAATATCTATACAACGGGACTACGCAATGGACTGTTGTAATTGACAATAGCGTAGAGGCATCAGCAAAAACCATCAGCTACGACAGTACCAACATCATCGACGCACTAACCGCGATAGCGGAAGCGTTTGAGTGCGAGTGGTGGCTGGACGGCAACATCATACATCTTGGCAAGTGCGAGGACACCAACGAATACATTGACCTTGAAATCGGTAAAAACGTAGCCGAGATGTCAAGAAGTGATTCGTCGGAAGATTATGTTACGCGAATCTTGGCTTTTGGCAGCGACCGCAACATATCGCCCAGATACCGCAAAGACCTTATTTTTGATGTCAAGGCAATAACCAATGGCGGCAACCGCATCAGCGACACAGCCCGGCCTCTTGAGGCTGAGTGGTTCAATTCTTCGATGGTGGAAACGTCATCAAGCGACAATACAAAAAAGCGCGTCAAGAATATCAAGATTGAAATAATCGATAGTGACGGGAAGACAACCACAACCATCAATGGCGCAATCTTCAATCCTGACTTTCAAAGCGGAATGGTGGATAAGAACTGGATTCAGCTCCCCAACGGCACGGTCATGCAGGCCGGTCAGCGATTCCGCATCACGAATATCATTGAAAGCAAGGTCAAATCCAGCTATTTTTCAAGTCGATATTCAGCCTACGACAACATCTCCAATGTGGTACGGAACGGCATAGTCACAAGCCGACTGATGCTCCCGGTATCGCATGGCACTCCTTATGTGGATTTCAAGTCCGGATTAAGCATGGAAGAGGGCGTGGAAGATGTCGTTATCTTTGAAGATGTCTATCCGCGAGCTGTCTGCGCCATTACCAAAATCGACACCGTGCAAAGAAAAGAAACGGTGCAGAATGATGATGGCACGACCACGGAAACAACCTTTACCGCCTACAAGATTAAGGATGATTTCTTCACGTCGGCGCATCCGTTTCAGAATGACTATATCGTGCCGAATGAAACCCTCAAGGTGGTATTCCAAGACGGGAAACGATATAAAGAGGGCGACAACATCCCCGCCGGCAAAAAGGTGGGCGACCTTATAAACCCCAATAGCGGAAAACTAAACGGCTGGACTTTTGAGGTTCAGTTTACAAAGGATAGCGATGGGTCTGCAATATGGGAAATCGTCAGGGATAACGAGAATTTCGTGCCTAACGAAATCCTTTGTCCGGAAATCGGCGACCAGTTCGTGCTGACCGGCTTTGACATATCGGTAGTGGATGACCTCTATGTGAGTGAAGCTGAAAAGGAACTGCTTGAAAAGGCGACCAAATACCTTGAGAAGCTGAACACCGACCCATCCACTTACGACTGCACCATGATGCCTGACGTGATGAAAGCCGGGCTTACGCTTGGGCTTGGAAAGCGCGTCAATCTTATCAACGAGGCTAACATAGAATCGATAACAGACGCCAGCGGAAGAAAATGGGGTCGCAAGAGCCGTGTCATCGGCTACGAAATCCCGCTTGATATTCCGTATGATAACCCCGTCTATACCATCGGCGAAAAGGCAGCGTATTCACGCTTCGGTGAGATTGAAGACAAAATCGATGCCTTGAAGTTTTCCATGAACGCCGGCAAGAATATTCTTGGCGGTTATATCACGGGGGGCGATTCTTCTTCCTCAAGTGATGGAATATACGTCATCAAGCAGACCGATATAACACCGGCAAGTGACTCCAACGTATTCTCGGCTTTGCGTAGCTGCCTTGAGTTTACGTCAAAGAAAGCAAAGGAAGTAATCAACTACCTTTGGACTTTCATGCAGGGCATCCGCGTCGGCAACTATGTGATGAACAACGACGGCGCAAAGATAGACCCTAACGGAGATGCGGAATTTGGTGATGTTGTAATCCGTAAGGGCTTGGCGGTCGGCGAAAACCTTAATGTTGATGGAACTGCAACCGTCGGCGACGAGCTTACTATCAAAAAAGGCATGACCATCGGCGACAACTATTTGCCCGGCGCGTATGGCGGTCGTATTTGGATTGACAACCTCGGAAAAGTTCATATCGAAACCGACTATCTTGAAGCAAGAGAGAAGATTGAAGCCAAAGAGGTCGAGATTCAGGAAGAAACCCATGTAGGCGGCTGTCAGATTATATCCCCGGCAGCCATGCGCTGCTCGAGGGTCATTCCGATATACAACGAAGCAAACAGTATTGTAGCCTACAAATGTTTCTTTACGGCTGAAGATGAAACCGGTACTCAAATCTATAATCAGTTTGAGGTTGGCGACTTGGCAAAGTGTGAAACTTTCAACCTTACCAAACAGCCAAACGGAAAGATGGGCAACCATTATTTCTGGCGTAAGGTCATTGAAGTCGGCTATGTCAACAAGGGCGATACTGATTATGACGAGGATTTTGGCATGGAGGGCTATATCACGCTTTCCAATCTTGTTAGTGAAAAAGACACTGCAAGCGATACGCCTTTAGCCGGCGACCGTATCATTACAGTCGGCAACGATGACCCGGCAAAAGCAAACCGGTCAAACCTTATCATTCTTGCAAGTTACGGCACGGGAAGCCCCTATATCTATCAATATAAGGGCATCAACACCTTTGCGCTGACAAAAGATAATCTCAAGGTGGCGATTTCGCCCAACGGCAATCTTTTCACTGGTAAATTCGTAATTGAAAATGGCACGGAAGAGGTGGATATTGTTGACTATATCGACAATAACATCTACCTTGAGGCGTATCAGCTTGTCTTATCCAACGAAATGGCCGGTGTTCCGTGTGATGTCGATGGAAATGTAATAGGCGACCTACCAAGCTCCAAAATCACAATCTTCAAGGGTAGAACCATTGAAACGGGATGGACTCTTACGCTTGAGGCCGTAGGGTGTAAGGCTTCTATCGTAAAAGACCATGTATATTTGTCGGAGCTTACTGCAAAGAACGCTACGGTAACGATTACGGCCACGAAGACCGATTGCCCCACGCTTACAAAGGTAATGACCATCTGCAAGCTGAAAGAGGGCGAAACCGGCGTTTCCGGCGACCATGCAGTGCAATTTGAGATTGAGCCGGATAAACCTATGGTGCTTGTCGATATGGACGGCAACTGTGACCCCGCGACGCTGGGATGTAAGGTTTACATGGTAATCGGCAACCAAAAGCGCGTGGAAGTACCCCTCGCCAACACCGCAGCCATAACCCCGTACAAGGCTGGTGATAAACTGCTTTTCTTCAACGGCAGATTATTTGTCAGCCGACCGGTAGAGGTGGATGTTCCTACTGACCTCGTTTTGCGATACGTCATCGTAAATCAGGACTATCAGACCGACGAAGCCACGGGTAAGGTTACGCCCGTCATTACATCGGAAACCGAGTATATCTACACTGGCACACCAATCACCACGACAAAGAGGATGAAACATATCATCTTCAAACTTTATCGTGGAACCACGCTCCTTGATATGCAGACGGTCATCGCCACGACTGATGCGTCAGCAATGAAAGTTGTGTATGACACCCGGTTCGAGGTCAACGAAAAGGAAATCCTCGCCCATGCAAGCCGTATATCTTCAAACGAGCAGGCAATAACCGACTTGAAGATTACCGCTGACGGTATTTTCGCAAACATTGGCAAGCAGTCAGGCATCATTCAAGACATCATTAACGGCGCAGGGCGAAATCTCCTTTTGAAAACCGCAGAAACGACTATCTGGGCATACGCTTCCGATAGTATGTCAAACGCCACCAAAGTGGGTATATTGAATAATCCCAATAACGCGACCGCCTTTCATGTTGCTCCGCGCTCTGATTCCACTTATGAGATATTCTATTACCCCATTCGTCCCGAATTGATTAAAGCTGGGCAAATATACACATTCTCGCTAAATCTGAAAAATACGCCGGCTATACAGCCCGGTGTACTGGAGTTTTATGTTCAGATAGCCAACACCAATTCTTCCGGCGCACTCACCAAAACCGCGTATATCAACAAAGCCATCGGCAGCGGCGAACATTATCTTACTGTCGAACTTGAAGCCACAGCAACAGGCGACAAGAATGGCAGTCAAGTGCTGATATTGGGTATTATTCCCGCAAGAATCAACGTATGGACTGATTTGTTGTTATGGCATCCCAAACTTGAAAAAGGCACAACCGCGACAGCATATTCCGAAGCTCCCGAAGACCGCGAGGATTATCTGTATTCAGAGCTGAACGCAAAGATAGACCTTACCGCTGAATCATTAAGGTCAGAAATGACGAGTAAAATAGGCGAAGCGGAAGGCAGGATAACAAGTCAATACACATCCCTTATTCAGCAGAAAGCAGATGAAATTCTCGCGCAGGTTGAAGCGTGGGATGACGAACTCGGTGCAAGTATATCGGAAATTCGCCAGACGGCAACAAGTATCAGCTTAAAGGTGCAGGAACTTGCCGGCTACGAAAACCTTGTCACGAACAACAGCACAGGTAAAGGTTGGGCAATGACCGATAGCGAGGGGGCTTTCGTGGAAGTTGAACCATACGAAGGAGGTTACCATTTGGCGAACGATACAACCTCTCCAAAGTATTTGCGCACCCCATTATTTACGCTAAAAGCCAATACCAAATATACGCTTTCCTTTGTGCATAACGCAATATCAGCTAACACAAAAGGATTAGGGGTGTATGTAAAATATGGCGATGCAGCAACGGTCTTGACGAGTAGAATCTATCAGACCATGATAGGTAACATTGGAGAGCGCAGAGAATCGTTTACATTCACAACAGGAAACTCCGTTGTAGAGAACGCTTTTATTGAATTTGCGCATCGGGGAATGAAAGAGGGTGTTTTGATGGGTTCATCCTTTACTATTAAAGAAATAATCCTTGAGATAGGGGAAATAGCGCATCCTTATGTAGAAGACGCCGCAGGCTTGCTTGCCACGGGAATAGATATTTACAACCGTCGCATAATATTCACGGCAGACAACATCATATTTCAGAATAACGATGGTAGCCAATCCATGTTTATTGATGAAAATGGGCGAATCCTTGCTAAATTCATAAACGTGGAAGAGTTGCGCGTCAATCATCTTGTCGCCGGCGACGAGAATGGGCAGCGCGTGGAAATAGACCCTGAAATCAAGTCGATAGAAATCTACAATAATGATAACGAGCTTTGTACCACCATTAACGGCGAGTCGCATGATACCGGCGTTAGCGACCTCTATGGAAATTCTCAAGAAGGCACGATAAATACCGGACAGCAAAACGGAAATGGCTATGTGATTAGCAATGGTCAGTTTACTGTTGATGGCGGTTCAAACGAAGTAAACAAAACCGTAAATGTTTATTCGGATGTATGGCAGGCAGACTCGCCTACAAGCGCGATTATGGGTGTTGGTAACGTGGAAATTTACGCCTATTCTTCGGGTTATACTGAAAACAAAGGCAGTAGTTCCGGGGGGAATCAGTTAAACCCCATTCAAATCGCCACAGTGTCATCCGCGTCTGGATATGTTTACATTTCCCTTGAGGTAGCAGATGATGCAAATTTCACTAAAAACAAGCGGTCATGGACTATCTATTATACAGGCGCATCGGCATGTGCATCTATGAAAAGTTCGGAGGGTTTGTATGACCCCGGATTTGGTGGAAACAGCGGTGTTTATCACCCCTCAGATTATGTCTATAATACCGCCAGCTCGCGCATTGTTGACGGCAAATCCGCGAAAGCCACGAAGAAAGGCTATTGTAGATTGTGTATGCGTTTTGACGCTTCTGTAAATCATCAAAACAGCTATGTCACATTCAAATGGGGCAGTAAGGTTACATCCGGACGAAATCTGACTGCAACATGGAAGAATGTGTTTTACATCAGCAACTTCTTTGCAAACGGTTTCTGCCTTGGCATCCGAAAAGATAAGTACATAATCGCCTATAAGGATGGGGATGGCAATATGCACTTTGAGATGGAAGAAGAGGGTATCGGCTTCAAATTCTCAAAGAATGGCATCCAGACCAAACATCACAATGGTAATTGGATGAATATGCCTATGCTTGTTTGGAAGGCCAAAATCCGGCGATATTCTACAAGTGGCGACTACGCCAATAAATATTACATCGACAGCCAAAGGTCGTTTAATTCTGACTCTCCGACATGGACGAATCTCACAAGAAGCGAACCAAGAGATAAGCACATTCATGTTCTGATACCATTCCCAACATCATGGCAAGTGCTTGGAATGTCCCCGGAAAACACCATTGTAAATCTTACCGGCTATGGCGATGAGCTTATGAAAGGGACACTTGTAAGCATATCAAACACAAGTATGACAGTAGAAATATCAGATGACGCTACGGCAAACGATGGTACGCTTCTAATCGAATTATTCATCATCTAAAACGAATCAGTATGCCAGAACTTAGCACCACTCCAGCATATCAGCTTACTGCTACGGAAAAAGCCGAGATAGTAACCCAGCTATCGCAAAGCATTATCAACAATAACACGCCCATCAACATCAGCGACACAGCGAAAAGTGACATTATATCCGAGATTTCCAATCAGTTCTCAACTGGCGTATTGTCGATGCCTATCAGCGATGAAGACAAAGCCGACATTATCGCCGAGGTATTAGCGGAACTGTATGCAAAATCGCAGGACACATCAACGCTTACAAAAGTTTCAGACCTTACCGGCGTGACATCCATCCCGGCGGTCAAGAACGACACCGACATCGTGGCCGTTCCATTGGGCTTGCTTACCACAAACAAGCCCATAGAAGTCGCCGGGCAAGAAGCTATTGATATACTTGTCGCTCAGGGTAAAATAGTGGATTCTCAGATTTATTTCACACCCGTAGAAGATGAATAACTATGTTGTGGATAGGAAATAAAGAGGTCGGTCAGCTTTGGATAGGTCAGAAACAAGTGCAAGCCCTTTATGTGGGGGCTAAACTTGTATGGGAAGCCGTAAGCAGTTGCTTCGGCAGTGGATTCTGGCGCGAGAAGTTACCGTGGAAAGGTAAAGATGCATGGAAAAATTTCTAACCCCTAATATCGATATAAAGAGTTAAGAAGATTCTAAACTGGTTAAAGGAAAGCAACCGCTATAAGCATTTCGCAGGGGGCATTGCAATAGGCATGGTCAGCAATACGCCTTATTGCGCTGCCCTTTGCGGCTTTGGCGTTGCCTCCGCGCTGGAACTTAAAGATAAGCTCTGGGGCGGCAAATGGGATTGGATAGACTGGTCGCTCACGGTCGCCGGTGTTGCGGCAGGATATTCCATCCGAGTAGGTATCACAATGTTAATCAAATCCTAACGCTATGGCAAAAGGCAAAGACGAAAAAATCCCTAACAGCAAAACGTCATGGGAGGGTTATGCCGGAAGTCGCGTTGAGGAATACATCAAAGAAGCACTTGCCGGCAAGGTAGGATTTTTCTACCGACCCCAAGACAAAGGAAGTGATAACAACTATCATCTCTATGGCTTCGCCAGCGAGAGCGATTACAACGAATGGAATAGCGACCCCGACAATAACGCACATCTGCTGCTGACAGACGTTGCGCTCCCTGCAAGTGGTGGCGGCTCATCTACCACAAGCTATATTGTCAACCTATACACCGATTCGCCCAACAACATTGTCACGACCGACAACACAGTCAAAATCAACATCCGATTTACCTCGGAAGAATTTAACCCTATCACGCAGACCACGCAGTCAACGACTGAGGGCGGTACGCTTACCGTTCAAACTCGTCTTAACTCACAGTCTGCATGGGTTACACGCGGAACGATAGAGAACATCCCCTCCATCCCCGCGTCATCCACGACTGAATGGTGGCCTATCGACATTACAAACATGTTGAACACAGGCTCGCAGCAAGTCCGACTGATTGTAAAAGGCGATACGACCGGGCAGAATACGCGCTATCTGCAATTTACGGTCACGAAGACCACACTCGGCCTTACATTTGCTACACAATGGGAACGGCCTATTACCGACGGTGTAATGCGTCTTTCTTATTACGTAAGTGGCGCAGTCAGCAAAACTCTCCACATCAAGATTGACGGCCAGCGTGAAATAGAGCGCAACATCGGCACGTCGGTTTATACGGAAACACCTATTCAGATAGATGTTACCGATGCGGTCACTGATACTGTCAAAGTGCTTACGCACGGCATCCATGAGATTGAGGCGTGGATTTCGGTCAATGATTCCACTATCCAAAGCGAACACGTCATATCGCAGGTAATGGTTGTGGCTGACACGACCGACACGACACCGCGACTCATACTGAACGACATCAAGCCGAAGCTGACAAACTGGACTGCGGAACAGATTTTGTCCTATGCGGTCTATAATCCCAGCGGTGAAGCAACGCCCCTCAAGTTCATCCTTGAAAATTACACGGGCGATAAGCAGTACATGACACTTGATGTCGGAAACGTACCGAGTCAGGTAAAGCAGACACTTAACAACGTCATCGAAATTGACTCCGAAGACACGACCATCAACGCCTACATGCGCTTCATGTCCGGCAATACTGCCATACATCCGGTGCTTGGCTTTGAGGTTGATAATACGGAAAACTTCTCGCCTACAAGCAATCCCGACTTTATCCTTAATCCACGTTCACGCACCAACGATGAAACGAATCCGCAGACCATTGTAAATGCTGCCAACGGTCAGGTTGTCACGTCAACATGGAAAGGCTTCGGATTGAAAGCCGACGGGTGGCTTGAAGACAGCAATAACCAGCGTTGTCTTCGCGTCCTTGCCGGGCGCACCGTCGATATAGAACTTGAAACCCTCAAGGACTTTATCGGAACAAACAATCATTCATCACTGACGGTAGAGCTTGACATTGCGACACGAAATGCCATCAAGACCGATGTACCGGTGCTTCGCATGTGTTCCTACCGTGAAGACGGCGGGCCACAAGGCTTTGAGCTTCGTCCGTGGCAGGCAGTCTTTATGACCCGCGACAAACGCGAGCGTGAAGACCAAGACGTAATGATAGGGGAAGGCCGACGCACCCATATCGCCCTTAATATCATCTACGGCATCAATGGCACAAGTCAGAACTACGTCCGCATCTTTGTCAACGGCAAAATCAACCGCGAGTTTGAATGGAGTCCGGAAGATGAATTTGTGCAGTACGTTGACGGCGTAAGAACCTCACAGGGCATACGCATAGGCTCGGAATACTGCGACATCGACATCTACGGCATACGTATTTACAATCGCTCTTTGTCGGCAACCGACATCAGACAGGACTACATGGCATCACTGCCGACCGTAGCCGAAAAGATTAAGTTCCGTGAAGACAACGACATTCTGGGCGACTCCAACCTTATCAGTTACGCCAAGACACGCGAGAAGTACAACACCATCGTAATTACGGGTCAAGTGCCGTCTTTCTCAACCGGCAACATCAAGACCAAATGTGATTGGGAAATCCATATTGTAGGCGACCCCGAACATTCGGGTACACTTAACAATGTGACTACAAGCGGTCAGGGTACGTCATCGCGCTCGTATTGGAAATGGAATCTGCAAGCCAAGCCCAATAGTGATACGGATTGGATTGACGAACTGGGCAACCATCATGGCGCAGGCTATCAGCTTGATGATACCGTTCCGTTTGCTACAAAACTTGTAGCCAAGCTGAACTGGGCATCATCGCAGCAGTCGCACAAGCTCGGCTCTTGTAACCTGTTTACCGACCTTTGGCGCAGATGTACCGGCGGCAGTTCCATCACGAATACCGCAGGCTTTGAGAATTGTCGTGTATCAGTCAAGCAAAAGCCATTCTTCCTTTTTGTGCGCCCCACGGCAGACGCAGAACCCGTTTTCTACGGTCTTTACACGTTTGGCCCAGGAAAGGGCGACAAGCCGACATTCGGTTACGATAAGAAGAAATTCCCCAACTATCTGATGATTGAGGGTTGCGATAACGGCGAACCCTTGACCAACCACCGCATACCTTGGAATGAAGACATCACTATCGGCGGCGATGAAGATGAGCTTATACAGTACAACGGTAGGAAGCAATGGGAAATCGACATGGGTAATCCCGATTCGCTGTCGTATTTCAAGGACGCTTTCAACTTCGTATATCTTTGCACACCGCACATCGAACCGTTTGCAGGAACACTCGCGCAGTTGCAGGCCACAACCGAAGCAGACGTAAACCGGCAAACCCTGTATTGGGTTACACAAGCGTCAGGTAGCTCGTCGGCAAAATACGACCTTTACCGCTACGACGAACTGACCTCGCAGTGGGTGGATGCCGGTGTAGCCAAGATTGCCGCAGGAAAGTATGCCAAGCTGAATCTTGCAACGCAGCTCGGCATAACGCCTACCGGCAATGTATGGGCAGACATCAACCAGCAATTCATCAATGCGCGTGTCTTGAAATTCTCGCGTGAAGCATCGCAGTATTTCAAGATGAATGATGCGTTTTTCCATCAGATGTTCTGCAAGCTGATAGGTGCAAGCGATAACCGCGCAAAGAACACCTATCTATATCTTGCAACACATGACGGAAGCCTTAAAATCCACTTCGCGCAGGATGACCTCGATACAATCTTCTTGACTGATAACGTAGGTCGAAAGAACAAGCCTTACTATGTTGAGGAGCATGACCGCGACGCAGACGGCGGCACATATTGGAACGGCGAGGCAAACGCCATGTATGACCTCTTTGAGCTTGCGTTCCCGACGGAATTACGCGCCATGATGAAGTCTATTCTGGGCGAGATGGCAAACCTTGCCACAGATAAGACTCTGATGGGTTGCATGGAGGATTATTATTTCCATGTTCAGCGTTATTTCCCGGCTGTCGCCTACAACGAAACGGCGCGACTCCTTTACGAAGAAGCATCCGCAAAGTGGGTTACTGGCGATTATATCGCTTCCACGCACCCCATTACACAGTCGCTCGGCGACCAGCTTGAGGGCGAGATGCAGTGGGTCAAATTGCGCCTTATCTACCTTTCATCGTTTGCATCTTACGGTGCTTTCACGATGAATGGCGAGGGTTCTTTGACTTTCCGCTCCGCTACCACGACCACGGGCGCAGCACCTAACTATTCCTTTGCACTGACTCCGCACATGTGGATTTACCCTGCTGTGTCAGCGGGTTCATCTACGATGTTCGGACGCGGAAAGGCGCACCCCCAGCGTGTGAAAGCCGGCGAAACATACATCCTTGACGGTGTGGCTGCTGATAACGATACCAACATTCGGGTTCACGGCATCCACTACTACACGTCGGTGGGCGAATTTGGCGATAAGTCACTTTCCGGTACATTTACCGTATCCGGCGAGCGACTCGTTGAGTTCCACGCTTCCAAACTACCTATGGAGTTCAGACCTACGGCAGTTGAAGTGACCGCGCCCAATCTGCGTGTCTTCGACATCAAAGGTGCTTCCACGGTAACGGGCAGTATCAATTTCACGTTGCAGACACGACTTGAAGAAGTGGATATGCGAGGCACATCCATATCGTCGTTCCTTATCCCTGAACCGACCGGCATCACGTCACTGATGCTTCCGGCGACCCTTACGCGCTTGCAGTTGACCGATTATAGCAAGTTAGAAAGTGATAACTTTGAGCTTGAGGGTGTCGCAAGCATACAGAGCTTTGAATTTGCCAACTGCCCCAATCTAAGCAGTCAGACCATCGTGTCAACCATCTGCGCTATGCCTAATAACAACCTTTCCGAGTGTAAGGTAAGCAATATCTACTGGCGTAGGTTTGCCCTTGAATATCTGATGAAGCTGGCAAGCATCAGTGCAGACCTTTCAGGCAAGATTGAACTTGATGATTCCGCTACACCCACGTTTGATGAAAAGATTGCTCTTCTGGATGCTTTCGGCAACATCGATAGCGAAACCAACAAGCTCAATATCACCTACAAGAAAGTCTATCTGACTTCGATGGAAATCACGGGCGACACTTATTTCAGTCAACCCGGCACATATCAGTTGCAGATTACACCGAATAGCCCACGTGCAAATGACTTTACGAAGATAGAATGGTCTATCTCCAAAAATTCATGCAACGCGACTATCAACGCCGTAACCGGCGAACTGACATTGCCTAAAGTTGGCACGGAAGCTGAAAAGCCCGAAGCCACGGTAACATGCGAGGCTACGCTTTCAGATGGTTCTACATTGACGGCGACCACAACCCTCGGCTTCTATTTCAGAAAGTGTCGCGTCGGCGATTTGGTGTTCCATGATGGCACATACTCCGACAAGCCCAATAAAAACAAAGTGGCTATCGGCGTATGCTTCTACATCGACCCCAAAGATGAAACGCGCCGTCTGATGGTGTCAACGCAGGAACTTTCCACTGGTATTCAGTGGGGATTGTATTTCAATAACGGTTCTGGCTCATGGGCAGAGGGAGGAAGCGATGACTTGAATTACAACATGCGCGATATTACCCTCGCGGACTCTCCCGGCTACAACGTCTATGACACACCGATTGCAAATATAGGTTCGCACGGTATGCAGACAAACTATGTGACCGATGCCAACTACCGCGATGAGTACACCGATGACGGGTTCAAGGAATTTGCCGACACGGTAGGCGCGGGCGATATAGGCTTCATGCGATTGCCGCGTGACTATACTTTCCGTGGTCACACATACGAAACCGGCACATATCTGCCGCGTGGCTTTTATAAGACCTTGCAGATAATTCAGCACCGTAATACTGTTCTGCAAGATTCCGATGTTGCACTACCATTACCGCAGGCTTCTGCCGACGAAACGGAACTTGAATGTCTTAACCGGTTGATGTCGGATATTGTGTTAACGCACAATAACGCTTCAAAGTGGCGACAATTCTACTACCCGGCGGCTTCAATGTGTCACGTATTTCAGCCGACAGTCAAGGCAGGAATGACGCTTAACGACAAGTTCAAGTCCGGGATGTGGTTCTTGGGTGCTATCGGCGACTACTACCGTTGCTACTGGTACCATAAGGAGCGCAATGTAGAGAACAGCCAGTTCGCAATCTTTCAAAAGTGGGTGGAATTAGGATTGTTCAACGCATGGCGAGCTACATGGTATTGGTCATCCACCGAGTACAGTCAGAGCTACGCTTGGTACGTTGACTTCAATGATGGCGGCACCAGCGGCACCGTCAAGTACTACAGTGGCTCGGTGAGGGCGGTCGCCGCATTTTAATCCGGTACGCAAGGGGTCGTTCCCGACCCCTTGCACTCATCGGAAACCATGTTCACCGCGAGATTATCAACAATAATAAATAACAAATTCACTATCAATACGATAAGCAAAGCATAATTATCATTAGCATGTCAAAACCCGCACAATTACCAATCTACCGCGCAGTCGAGCGTTTGATGATTTGGGCTATCCCGGTCGTTGAACGCTTGCCTAAATCGCTTCCCTATCAAACCCTCGGAGGCTTATTCATCCGTGACATTAGAGAATGTATGGATGCCGTGATTCTGACCACGCAAGCCTCCGATTACACACGCATCGAAGCTCTCAATATCTTGGTTGCACGCATGACTTCCGTCAAAACGACAATGCGGGTGCTTAAAGCATCGAAGAAGATAACGGCTCAACAAGAGGTGCAATTTCTGGATTTGATAAATCCCATAGCCATGCAAGCGGGTGCATGGATGTGCAAAATTAAAAAGGAAGCATCTCCAAATTCAGACAATGATTCTGCCGACCTTAAATAAGCCGACATCATCATATCAAGGAAACATTCAAGACTACGGTTATGGATGTTATGAATTTTCTTTTATCCAATGGGTATAGCACTGGAGTGTCCTCCGTGGACGCTTTAGTTAAACACAAATTAGCCTGTGCATTACGGTCATCCACCGAGAACAGTCAGAACAACGCTTGGAACGTTAACTTCAATGATGGCAACACCAACAACAACAACAAGTACAACAGTAACTCGGTGAGGGCGGTCGCCGCATTAGATGAAGAAATTAAGATAGGTTGGATAGACGCTTTTGATGATTGTTGTGCGAAGAAGAAATCTTCGCCACAATGCAATGCTTATCGTATTGATTATGAGTTTGACTTATGGATGTTAATTGCCTCGGTATATCAACGGAACTATGCGCCGTCGATAAGTACCTGCTTCATGGTCACGCATCCGAAACTACGCGAAATCTTTGCAGCCCATTTCCGTGATAGGATAGTCCAGCACTGGATTATCATCCGTCTTGAGCCGCTGTTTGAGAAACGCTTTATAGCACAGGGTAATGTCAGCTTTAACTGCCGTAAGAACTTCGGAACGATTAAAGCCGTCAATGCGCTTGAACGCGACATCGTGGAGATTAGCCATAACTACACGGTCGAAACACATATTGGAAGATTTGACCTTAAATCTTTCTTTATGAGTATTGACCTGACAATACTTTGGAAACTGCTAAAGACTTTCATTATTAAGGAGTACAAAGGTGATGATATAGACACCTTATTATATCTGACCGAGATTGTTGTTTTCCACAGACCGCAAGAGAACTGCTATCGAAATGGTGATATTGCCCTTTGGGATGACCTGCCGCCGCACAAGTCGCTTTTCAATCTTATGGAGCTAATTGGTATGGCTATCGGAAATCTTACCAGTCAGCAATTCGCCAACTTCTACATGTCGTTCTTTGACGAGTTTATGATATGGCTTTGCGCCCGGTATGGATGCAAGTATGAAAGATTTGTCGATGACTTTGCCGTAGTTGGAAACAAGGATATAATATTGAATGTAATAAGACCTTTGGCCGATAAATTTCTTGCAAAGAAATTGCATGTGACGCTACACCACGATAAGTTTTACATCCAGCCGGTCAGACATGGAGTAAAGTATGTTGGAACGGTTATCATGCCCGGTCGCAAATATATCAGCAACCGTACAGTAGGTGGAATGATAGACAAATTAAGAATGACTTCGCACGTCTGCGCGTCTATTTTACGAGGAAACCGTAATAGTCGCAATTTGGAGCTATTAAGGCATTGTATTGCCGCACTTAATTCCCACCTTGGCTTCATGGTTCATGTAAACGGTCATAACCTGCGCCGGAGAATCTTAAATAGCGCATCGCAAGACTTTTGGAAAGTCTGCTATGTTCAGGGAGATTATACCGTGATAAAGGTCATGAGGCGTTTCAGATTGACAAACTTTCTAAAAGAACAGGAAGATGCAGAAAACGACATTGCAATACGGCAACTCAAAGCCATCACCCGTAGAGGTTCAAAAAGACTGCGGAATGAAAATCCGCATCATAAACTTCGACGTGACAAAGGCAGACGTAGAAAACTATGAGTACTGTTGGAAGCGCGTCACCTTGCCGGTTTCGATATGGAATTACTCCGCTATCGTAGCCGCCATTATCAATGCGGCATATCCGGCAGACGATATGCAGGCCATTAACAACAACTACCTCCGCACGTTGGACGGCACAGACCTTGACTCCGACAAGAAAGCCGAATACATTGCGGAACACTTTGAGATGAACGCCTACCGCGACCATGCAAAGACCGTAGCGAATGAACTCCTTGCCTATGCACAGGAAAACAACCTATGA